GCTAGAGTTGAGGTTGCTCGTTCACTTGCTATCTTTTCGGCATTTGCGGAAGGTGTGGCATTATATTCTTCATTCGCAGTTCTTTATAGTTTCCAAATGAGAAACTTATTAAAAGGAATTGGACAACAAATGAAGTGGAGTGTGAGAGATGAATCCCTACATTCTAAAATGGGTTGTCAATTATTCAGACATATGTGTGATGAATTTCCTGAATTGTTAGAAGAAGCAAAAGCTGATATCTACAAAGCAGCTGAAATGATTAGAGATTTGGAACACAAATTCATTGATAAGATTTTTGAAATGGGTGATTTGGAGAATCTTAAAAAGAATGACCTAAAAGAATTTATTACAAAAAGAGTTAATGAGAAATTAGGAGAGTTGGGATATAACCCTATTAAGGGTGGTGATGACTACTTCGAATTTAATGAAAAGAAAGCATCTGAATTGGATTGGTTCTACCATTTAACTGGTGGAGTTACTCATACGGATTTCTTCGCTATGAGACCTACTGATTATTCAAAAGCAGGCGAGGGTGAAAATTGGGATGATATATTTTAAAAAATAATTTATGAAAAACTACGGAGAAGATTTTGGATGGGAAGTTGATGTTGATTTTCCATCTTGGGGTAATAATGAGATATACATAAAAACTATATCCAAAACATATTTGCAAGCAGGAGAAAAACCAAAAGATGCATATTGGAGAGTTGCTACGGCAGTTGCTAAGAGGTTAGATAAACCACAATTAGCAACAAAGTTCTTTGATTATATTTGGAAAGGTTGGTTGTGTTTAGCAACGCCGGTATTAGCAAATACAGGAACTGATAGAGGATTACCTATTTCATGCTTCGGTATTGATGTTGGTGATAGTATCTATGAGATTGGTTCTAAGAACTTAGAATTAATGTTGTTAGCAAAGCATGGTGGTGGGGTTGGTATTGGTATCAATATGATTAGACCTGCTGGTAGTAAAATTACTGGTAACGGAACATCAGATGGTATTGTCCCATTCACTAAGATTTATGATTCAACTATCCTCGCTACAAATCAGGGTTCAGTTCGTAGAGGAGCAGCATCGGTAAACATTAAAATAGAACACAAAGACTTCGAAGATTTCTTAGAGATTAGAGAACCTAAAGGTGATGTTAACCGTCAATCACTTAACTTACATCAATGTGTTGTAGTTAGTGATAGATTTATGAAGAAAGTTGAAGAAGGTGATTCTGATGCTAGACGTAAATGGGGCAAGTTACTTCAGAAAAGAAAAGCAACCGGCGAACCATACATTATGTACAAAGGAAATGTGAACAAAGCAAATCCTGAAATGTATAAGAAGAATGGATTGAAAGTTCACATGACCAACATTTGTTCTGAAATCGTTTTACATACCGATGAGCAACATTCATTCGTTTGTTGTTTAAGTTCACTTAACTTAGCAAAGTATGATGAATGGAAAGATACTGATTTAGTTTATACATCTACTATTTTCTTAGATGGTGTATTGGAAGAGTTCTTACAAAGAGCTAAGAATATGAAAGGATTTGAGAATTCAGTTCGTTCAGCGGAAAGAGGTAGAGCATTGGGTTTAGGTGTATTGGGATGGCACACTTACTTACAACAAAAAGGATTACCATTCGAAGGATTGCAAGCTCAATTTGAAACTCGTAAGATTTTCTCTCAATTAAAGATTGAAAGTGAAAGAGCAAGTAGAGATTTGGCAAATGAATATGGCGAACCATTATGGTGTAAAGAAAGTGGTTTCAGAAACACACACTTAAGAGCAGTGGCACCTACGGTATCAAACTCTAAGTTGAGTGGTAACGTAAGTAGTGGTATTGAACCTTGGGCAGCTAACGTATTTACGGAACAAACATCAAAAGGAACTTTCATTAGAAAAAATCCTGAATTGGAAAGATTACTTCGTAAGATTGGTAAAAATACTAAAGAAGTATGGGATAAAATCCTTGCAGATGGTGGCTCGGTGCAAGATTTAGATTTCTTAGATGAGTGGTGTTACTTAGATGGTAAATTGGTTGAATGCAGTGAAGTTACTGAAGAATCTCACAAAGGTAGATGTAATTCAGTTAAGGATGTATTCAAAACATTCAAAGAAATAAATCAGTTGGACTTAGTAAGACAAGCAGGTGTAAGACAACAATATATCGACCAAGCAGTTTCTCTAAACTTAGCATTCCCTGCAACGGCTGAACCAAAGTGGATTAACCAAATCCATATGGAAGCGTGGAAGCAAGGTGTTAAAACTCTTTACTATATGAGAACCGAATCAGTATTAAGAGGTGATATAGCAGCAAGAGCAATGGATGAAACTTGTGTAAGTTGTGAAGGTTAATAAAAATAAAATATATAAAAATTAATTATGGTAACAGTTAAGAAATTTTCAGCAGCATGGTGTGGTCCATGTAGAGCATTGGCTCCAGTAATGAATGAAGTAAAAACACAATTTTCAAATGTAAAATTTGAAGAGTATGATGTGGATGTAGCATACGATGAGGCAACTCAATATGGTATTCGTTCAGTTCCAACCATAGTTATTGAAAGAGATGGTGTAGAAATGAAGAGATTTTTAGGTATGCAACCTAAAGGTGCAATAGTTGAGGCTATTACACAACATTTAGCATAAAAAATTTGGTAATATCAAAAAAGTTTCGTAAATTTGTTATATGGGTATATTAAGAGGACAATTCCATCCTTCAGCTAAACTGACTGATGACCAAGTGTTGATGATACGACATTTGTGGAAGATAGGGCACAGAAACATTAGAGTTATGGCTCGTAACCACAACGTATCTCCCTCTAATATTAAAAAAATAATAGATAAGAAAACTTGGGCTCACTTAAATGAATTTTGGAGTGGGAGCAGTGGAAGTATTTAAATAAAAATGTTATGACCAACGAAGAACAAATCGAAGAAATCTTAATGGAGGCATCCGCATATGGATTGCGCTTGGAGGTAATTGAATGGGCTAAGAAAGAAATGGTGGCTAATCCCAACATTGATAAAGTTGATGCATACCAACAAGCTTTTTCAGAATGGGTAAAATAGAAAACAAACTATACTGCGATACTTCGAAATTATCAATCAGGCCAATAAACAAATCGGTAGCTAAAGATATTATCATCAATAACCATTATAGTGGATTGTGGACTAAAGTATCATATGCTATTGGTTTATTTACATCTGATGTAGAAGAGCACGCATTTTTTGCAAACGTAGAGGAAAAACTAATTGGAGTTGCTTGTTATGGTGACCCAATTGGTAGAAGTGCTGGGCAATCAATTACACCTTCTTTAGAGAGAACTGAAGTATTAGAACTAACCCGATTATTTGTATTTGATGGTTATGGTTCTAACATTGAAAGTTGGTTTTTATCTCAAACATTTGATTGGTTAAGAGAAAACGCACCACATATCAAAGCTCTGATATCATATTCAGATCCAAAAGTTGGACACAACGGAACAATCTATCAAGCAACCAATTGGTTATATCAGGGTAACAAACTTAGATACAATGATAGTTGGAGTTTTAAATGGAACGAAGATGATGAATGGCATCATAGTAGAACTTCGTATGTAAAGTATGGAACGAATGACCCAAAGATAATTCAAACAATGGTAACATCACCATTTTGGATTAAGAAAGAACCACGAAAGCATAGATATGTTTATATTTTAGTTAGTGGTAAAGATAGAAAAAAATTATTAAAGGAATTAAAACACCCAACGCTTCCATATCCGAAAACATCGGAAGATTTTATGGAAGAAATACATCAATTAAATCCAGTTACAAATGAAAGTTGACGGTAAACAATATTGTGATACTTCTAAAGTGTATGTAGCACCAATATCTAAAAGTATAGCTAAAGATATTATTGTTAAGAAACACTACACTCACGCTTGGACAGCTTGTAGATACTCATTGGGTATTTATTATAGAGAAGATAATCTTACAACATTTGATGGTGATAAATTAATTGGTGCAATCATTTATGGTTTTCCTGTTGGAGCAAAAGCACCAACATCGGTTTGTGAAGGATTAACAAAAGATAATGTATTGGAATTAACTCGCCTTTATTGTGATGATGGTTATGGTTCTAATATCGAATCATTTGCATTAGGACAATCTTTCAAATGGTTAAAGGAAAATGATAAAGCAATTAAGGTTTTAATTTCATACGCTGACAATGGACAAAAACATTTAGGAGGTATATATCAGGCAACGAATTGGATTTATCAGGGGTTAAATACTGATATTGCCCTAATGCCTAACTATGGTATCTCACTTTCAGATAATCCTTTTAAATGGATTCATAGTAGAACTGTATTCTCAACTTGGGGAAGTAATAACTTAGAGCATTTAAGAAAAGAAATTGGTAAGAGTGGTTATAAAGAATTTTGGAGAAGAGAAGAACCACCTAAACATAGATACATTCAAATTCTTGCACAAGATAAGAAAGAAAAGAAGGATTTATTTAAAAGATTAAAACATCCAATAATGCCGTATCCAAAAGATGCATCATCTTATAATACGGATGTAATTCATTGGGATACACATCCACCTGAAGATTCGATAGAACAAAAATATTGGTAATATGAAACAACAACCGAAAGGTAAACTGATTAAATCAGACAAGATATTGGAGTTATTAGAGGGTATTGGTGTAGTTATAAGAATATCTACATTTGGTATGTTATCTGTAATGGGAAAGGATACTCCATTCCTTTGGATGTGGGTATTTAATACATTTGATGCGGTATTACTAACATATTGTGCTTGGGAACGAAATAACAAACCATATATCATAATGAACACATTTTGGTTAATAGTTGGTGCAATTGGTATCTATAATAGTTGGTAAAAAGTTTGGAAATATCAGGTATTTTTCAGATCTTTACAATATAAACGATAAACGATAAACACAAATGGAACAAAAGTTAAAACATCAATTGGATTTAGAAAAGGTAGCTGAGGGATTGGGATTGAGTGTTGAGGAAACCATTAAGTTTTTTAATGATGGTAGAATTGTAGGACGTTTAGGTGAGTTTATTTACGCCAACAAAATGGGAGGTAATAGAGCTAAAAGTGAAGGAAGTTCTTATGATGTTGATGGTGTAAATGGAGAAAGAATTGAAGTTAGAAGTATCACACATGGTATTAGTTTCGCTTCATCTAAAGAAGTTGGATTTGGTAGAAGTGTAACGGAAGAAGGTTACGCTGAAAAGTTAGATTCATTAGATTCATATATTGGAATTGATTTCCGAAATCTATCGGAATTAGCATTCATCGAAATCACTAAAGATGATTTGGTTGATATGAATGAGAAAGGATTACTCAGAAAAAACAAATCGGTTGCTAGTAACAAATTTTATGAGTATTTGGAATCAAAAAACTCTTAGTAAATGTCATTTTTTGATTATAGTAATTCTTATGAGTATCCTATATTTTTACAAGAGTGTTTAAACCCATCTCAAACAAAAATATTCAGAGATATAATAAACACACATCATTCGTATGTGAAGTATAAAGATGTCCCACAAAGAAGAATCAATTACCTAATTTATCGTTCGGCTGATGGTGAACCAATTGGAGCAATTGGTATTTCATCTTGCGTATTAGCAATTGGTGCTAGGGATAATTGGATTGGTTGGAATAAAGATACTCGTCTTAAAAACTCAAATAAAGTAGCAAATAACTATAGGTTTTGTTTAGTGCCAGATAATGGTATTAAAAATGTTGGAACGATGGCTCTTAAATTATTAAGAGAAGTTGGTGCAAAAAGATGGCAGGAAAAATATGGTGATGAATTGGTAATGTTAGAAACATTTGTTCAACCCCTAATTGATGGTTCTGATAATAAACGAAATGGTGCGGTATATTTGGCTGATAATTGGGTTATGATTGGTGAAACTCTAGGAAACTCCATTAAGAAGGCACCACTATTGTTGTGGCAAAAGGAGGATTCTAAGAGGGGTGAAATGGCTAGAAACCACCCCGAAGAGGCTATTAAGAAATATGCCGTTGGTAGGGAGCATTATGTGGTAACCCAATCCCCTATAAAGAAAGTTTTTTTAAAACCGCTTGTAAAAGACTGGAAATCAAAGCTTTGTGAGGTATAAAAACTCAAAAATAATCCCTAAAATATTTGGTAAATTGCGATATTTTTCTGATCTTTATTATGTAATAAAAGATGAGAATTATGAAAGTATTAAGACAAGAAATTATCGATATCCTAAAATCTGAAATAGATAGGGCGGATAATCCTAATTTCAAAAATTTCCTATCCAATGAGATGGAAAGACATAACCATTCAGAACTTATTGAACTTGGTTTATTTGGATTACAAATCCCACCAATGAATAAACTACCAATTGAGGGTGGTTTGCAAGAAAGAATTTATTGTGTTAAAAATCTTCAATTGATTTATTTAAAGAACTTTAAGTATAATACTAATATATCCGATGAAACCAGAGAATGGTTGGATATAAAGGTTGGTAAATTGTATATTAAGGTTGGAAGGCTTATTGATAAGTTATATGTTAATAAACAAAAAAGTTATGAACATTCGCAAAATAAGTATGTTAATTTAATTACAAATCAAAATAAATAAGTTATGGCAAAATCATTCTTAGGAACATTAGTTAAAAATGTAGCAATGGGCGCCGGAAGGCAGGTTGGTTTTAGAGGTGTAAAACAATTAGAAAAAGAAATAGCTAAAAAGGTTATTGACCCTAATAGTAAATTCAGAAAACACATACAAAGGTTTACTCTGCCTGGCAACCATAAAACCGCTATTCAAAAAATGTGGACACTAATTGATGGGTTTATTGAAGAGTATGAAACCAACACGTCATTATTTCAATCTAATTATAAAGATGCTGATATTCAATTTATTGAAACTAAATTAGATAGAATACATCAAATGAATTTAGATGGTGATACCTATGATAATTTTCTTCACTTACAAAAGTTTTGGTTAAATCTAAAGAAATAAAATGAATAGAAGAAGCTTTCTTAAGAATAGTATTGGTGCTTTATTATTTGGAGCTATTGGTGGAAATAAAGTATTAAATGCAATTGTAGATGTTACAAAGGTATCATCGCATGACATACTTTTATACTACATAGAAACTAAAGATGGTAGTAAAAAGATACATGGAACTAAATGGGTAGACATTGCTACTTCAAAAATATCACCATTCAAATTCAATTTAGAAACGTTTAAACCAATAGGTGTATTCCCAAGCAATACTGCTTATGATAAGAAAAAGGAACTATGGAAGGAATATAAATGTGATGGCGCTTTAACCTATGTAAATTATGATTATGCAGTGAAAAGAGGTAATGAAGCTGCTAAGACAGGACAATTAAAAAGTATATGTTCTAAAGGTGGTAAAGTAGGTGGGGCTAAAAATAGAGATAATAAGCATGGACTGTTTTCATTTGATTCAAAACAAATGTCTGAATTTTGTTCATTAGGTGGACATAAAGCTAAAGATAAAATGTTACAATGGTGTAAAGATAATAATCATTGGGTTAATTTGGGATTAAAACAAAGAGGCGTTCCTAAAAAAGAATCTACTAAAAAGAAAATTTCTGAGAAATTAAAAGGTAGAAAGTTACCAAAGGAAACCTGTGAGAAGATGAGTAAAAGTAGAATGGGAAGAAAGTTTGAACTTACTACCATTTATAAATTTAAGAACTCTGCTAAAAAAAGAAGAAATGCTCCTCAAATAATTCAATGTGATATAAATGGAAAGGAAATTAAACTTTGGGATGGATTAGCTGAAATATATGATTATTATAATTCTACTCTTAAAGTTTCAAAATCGAGCATAAGAAATGTATGTTTAAACTGGCAAAACAATACAAAAGGAAGTTTACAACACAAAGGTTTTGTATGGAAATACAAAAATAATTAAAAAAGTTATCCACAATCATTGGATTTTTTGAAATACAATTGTTAAAATAGTATAAAAATTACAAATTATGAAAACAAAAGAATTAGAAGAAATCATTGCAAAAAAATACGATAAGTATAACCATTTACTATGGTATGCAAGAAGTAAGCCTGAGCATATCAACATTAAAGGTGTAAAGGAAGCAAGAGAAAGAGTAGAGAGAGAATTTGCGGAAGAAGTTGCAGAATTAGAAGGAGAACATTCAGATTGGCAACATGGATTCCATAGTGGATGTTGTGCAGCATTCTCTTATGTTCTTACTTGTTTAGATAGACGTATGGGATTAGAAGTAGCAGAAGAAGAATTCCCAATGTTAGATAGTTAAACCAAAATAATATGAAAAGTAAAGAAGAAATGGAAAAATGGATGAGAGACGAGGTTTCAAATCCTATGATTGGATCGTTGGTTAGACGTATGTTAGAGGATGGGCTACCACTGGATGAGGTTATGGAATTGATAAAACCAATTATTGATAACACTCCAAATGTAGAACAACACTTGGTTGAAAAGGCATTGAGAATTCAAGATGGAGAACGGGTATTATCTACTATAAAAAAACAAAATAAACGAAAGTAGATTTGGCGATTCCAAATATTATTCGTATATTTGTATAAATCGGGTCGGAGCACCCATATTAATTAATGTTTAAATGAAAAAACAAATGAAAAAACAAAGAACACTAAGACGTGAGCTTGGAAGTACTATCGCTGAATCTACTGAGTTTGAATTAATCAAATTTGATGGCTCTTTCTACTGTGACCCAGTGAAAACCGAATCAAACTACAACAAACTATTCAATGAAGTTAATCTCTTAAAGAAGATGGCTAGTGATTTAGGTATTGTTGTATTGAAAGTAAAGGGAATGATTAAACTAAACCCTTTATTGAAATCTTATAATCCAGATTATCTATCATCGGAAGTGGTTCTATCTTCTACAAAAAGTAAAAAGTTAAAGGAACAAAGAATTGAAAATGGTGGAATGGATAAAGTAAAAGATCAATTCAGATACTTAACTTTGTTATCTATGGATTGGGCTGATACTAATGTATTTCCTATTGCTAGTAGATATGGGACTTCTGATAATGTATTAGAACATTATGACCGTTCCAATCTAATGGAATTTCTTCATAGAAATTTAATGAGAGAGCAGTACACTTCCTTATCAAATTCCAATCTTACTCAACAAAACATAGAAGAAATGAATACTATTGATGAAAACGAAATTTCATCAAAGGATGTATTGGAAATAATAAATGATATTGAAACCAAATATCCCGATGCAACATCCAATTCTTTAGAATTTTCGGAAATTAAAGAACGATTGGAAAACTCCGATGCTAGTGAAAAGTTTACTATATCAAAATTGTTGGGTGAAAGTGGTGTTGATGATTTATTAAATGGTTCAACTCATCATTTTACAATTGTAATTGGTAAATCTGATATTGTTGTAAATGAATTGAAAAATATCAATAACAAATTCAATGAATGGCACAACATTAACTTTGTATTTGCTGATTTGATTGATGTAAACCCGCTAACTCAATATGTTAAAGATAATTTGATGAGTGATGAATGGGATAGTATATTAGAATATCAGAATAAGTTAATAGGTAAAGCAGAAGAATACCGAATATTACCAGTATTGGCCACAGCTATATTCAAAAAAGGTGATTTCACAAAAAACACCATTTCAATTAGAGATAACTTTGCATCACTTGCCTTATTTATGGAAGGTAAGGATAATAAAACAAAAAAAGGTGGTAACTATGGTGTATCTGCAATTCCTGATTTGGTAAAGGAAACTACTAAGTTAAATAAGGCGATGGTTAAACACCTATATTCACCTGAGGTTAAAGCTGAATTGGATAAACTAAAAGTAAGACTTAAATATTTGGCTGAATTTGCTGATAAAAATGAATATGATGTTAGCAAAATAAATGAATTAATACATCCTACATTTGGTATCCCATTATATCCACTATATGCTGCTATCTTAGTTGATGATAACAAAATGTTTAACAAATGGGATGATGAGGGTTGTACTCTAAACGCAAAACGATTGATTCAAACATTTAATGATGTGTTCTTTGGTGATGATGTATTTAAGATTGATAAGAAATCCAAAACCGCAACAGTTTATATAAAGGCATCAGAATTTGCTGAAATGATAAGCTTAAAAAATGATACAACTAATTCACCTGACCAAAGGGGTTCGAAATCTCATTTAGGTAGAGCGCATCACTTTACTGATATTGAATTGATAAATAAGTTTGTAGAAACGTTTAATAAAATAACCGGAAATCAAGGTAGTAATATAAAAGCTACTAAAAAAGAAATTGAACGTTTCCAAAGTTTTGGAATACCTAAACTTCAATGGTTTGAATTGGATTCTTCTGGTGAAGCTCAAAGTGTTGGTTGGGATAATGATGGAGACCCTTTACCTGGAACTTCATTGGAGCATTTAGAAAATACCAATCATCATCATTTAGTATTAAGATATTTACAAAATAATGTAAATGATGGAGCTACTGATAAGCAAATAACAAAAGTATCTGAATGGTATGATTGGATTGCAAAAACGCAAGAGAAGTATAAGAATAAATACCAAACAGAATACATATATAAACAAACCGTAGCAGCATTAAAACATATTGCGGAACAAAAACAAAAATAAAAAATTAATATGATACAATTTTGGGATAGTATAGATTATAAAAACGCTAAGAAGGTATTAGTTATACCAAATATAACAAATTCTTCAGATATTGAAAAGGATTCATTTATTGATGTAATTCATAATCACATTAAAGCATTGGAAAGGTATGGTGATTATTTTTGGAATGTATTAGTTCCGAAAGGTAATGTAACTAAAAAACTCAACCTACCAAATGTAAAGCAAATTGAAATTCACATACCAGGTGATATGATGAATCAAAGAGCATTTCCATCTGTAGATTTGATTAAAGTATTAACTGATACGGAATATGATGTGATTTATTCGCATCTGCCGGATTGGCCTCAAATTGGAAGGTATGCTAAATTTGAAACCAAAATAATTGGTTATTCTCATTGGTTTGAAGGTTCTAAACATCTACCATGTAATGGTATCGATAGGAGAGCTGGAAAAGCAAAATGGTTATGGTTACCAATAGAACTATTGGGTATTTCACAAATGGAAACTTGCTACCTTAATACTCAAGACCAAAAGAATAGAGTTTTATTAGAAGCAAAAGAAATATTCAATGATGAATTTGTTCAAAAATTAGATAGTATTCTTACAGTTTGGAATTTGGGTGTTGAAGAAACAAAAATTGTAAACGCACCATCGGAAACCAAAAGAAAAATTATTGTATTCAATCATAGACCTGCTGCATATAAAGGTTATCCGAAGTTTATTGAATTAATGGAAGAATATCGTCAACAAAGACAAGATTTCGTAGTTTGGATTCCACAACTAAAAGGTAGTGCTACTCATTCTTGGATTGACAATACAAAATCACCAAAGCATGAATACTACCAAAGATTACAAGATTGTATGGTAGGAGTTCAGATGAGGCAATCTAATTATGGTTGGAGTGTTAGTGGAACTGATTGTATGATGAACGGAACTCCAATGGTTTGGCAAGAATCTGATTGTTATAGAGAAATAGACCCTAACGGAATATTTTGGAAAAACAAAAAAGAATTCTTTGAAATCTTAGATAAAATTTTAGATGATGATGTGTATCGTAATGAATTAAATCTAAAAGCAATTGAAAGAGCAAAAGAACTTTCTACAAATGAAGATAAAATGATTAAAGAACTACACAAACAACTAAGCAATTAATGTATCAAAACGTTTACTATCAGAGAGAAAAGAATTTAGTCCATCTATGGGATGATAAACAAGGATACCGCACATTTCCATACACCCGATACGCTTATGAAAAAGCACAAAGAGGTGAATATACAACTTTATATGGAGACAAAGTAACAAAAATTTATAAGTTTAAAAAAGATGATGCCGATTTATTTGAATCGGATGTTCCTGAAACAACGAGAGTATTAGTTGATACTTATACTGATTCCGATATACCATCAGATGGACACGTTATCCTAACTTATGATATTGAGGTTGAAATGGAAACGGGTTTGCCTGATGTTGAAAAAGCTGAGAATGAATTAACGGCTATCGGTTTGCATGATTCTGCCACAAATCAATATTATGTATTGATTATGGATAAGGGTGGTAAGATGAAGGAAAGTAAAACTGAAAAAGCACACGTTATTCCTTTTAGAGATGAGAGGGATATGATTATGAAGTATTTGGATTTGTATGAATATATTAATCCATCTATTGTTACGGGCTGGAACATTGATTACTTTGATACTCCGTATCTATACAATCGTATTAAAAGAGTAGTAGGGCAAAAGCACGCTAATAGATTATCACCAATTGGTGAGTGTTTTTGGTCACCATATCGTAAGAGATTCTTTATGGCTGGTGTATCTTATTTGGATTACCTTTCACTTTACAAAAACTTTACATATTCTGAATTGGATAACTATCGTTTGGATAGTATAGCTATGAAAGAATTGGGTAGAGGTAAGATTGAATATAGTGGTAATTTAGATTTATTATTCAGCCAAGATATTGAAAAGTTTATTGAGTATAACTTGGTAGACGTTCAATTGGTTGTAGATATGGATGCTAAGTTGCAGTTTATTGATACGGCTAGAGGTATCTGTCACGCAGGACACGTTCCATATGAAGATTTCGTTTATTCATCAAAGTATTTGGAAGGAGCACTTTTATGTTATCTAAAACGTAGAGATATTGTAGCACCTAACAAACCTGCGGATAGGCAAGAGATGATGCAGGCATTAAGAGATAATGAGCAAGAAAAGTTCATTGGAGCATATGTTAAAGCACCTATCGTTGGTAAGTATGATTGGATATATGACTTGGATTTAACATCACTATATCCATCAATCATTATGACCATTAATATTTCACCGGAAACTAAAGTTGGTAAAATTGAAAATTGGGATGCACAAAAGTTTGTAAAAAACGAAGTGGATTCTTATGTAATCAATGGTAAAACTATCACAAACGAAAACCTAAGAAAACTATTAGATGAGAGTAAATACTCAGTAGCATCGAATGGTGTTCTTTATAACACCGATAAGCCTGGTTGTATTCCTGATATTTTGGATTTATGGTTTAAGCAACGTGTGGAGTTTAGAGCATTGGAAAAGAAATATGGTGAAAGTGGTGATAAAGAAAAATACGCATTCTATAAGAAAAGACAATTGGTGCAGAAAATCTTATTGAACTCCCTATATGGAGTATTAGGATTACCTGCTTTCCGATTCTATGATGTAGATAACGCTGAGGCTGTAACCCTAACAGGTCAGACTGTAATTAAATCTACGGCTGATATGGCTAACATCAAATACAATAAAGAGTTAGGAACTAAAGGTGAAGATTTTAATATCTACATTGATACGGACTCCGTATTCTTTTCAGCAGTTCCTATTTTAAATCATAGATATAAAGATTGGAAAAATGATGATGATAAAGAAATTGCACAAAAGGTGGATGCTATTGCTGGAGAAACGCAAGATTTCTTAAATAATTTCTACGATGTTTTATCTGTGAAGGTATTCAATGTTGATAAAACAAAACATAGATTCCAAATCAAAAAAGAATTTGTAAGCCGAAGTGGTATTTGGATTGCTAAGAAACGATACGCTCAATGGATTATTGCAGAGAATGGTATTCCATGTGATACGTTGCAAGTTAAAGGATTGGATGTGGTTCGTTCATCATATCCCGCACAATTCCGTAAGTTTATGAGTAGTATTCTTATTTCAATTCTACAAGGTGAAACTGAAATGGTATTAACTGATAAAATCTATGATTTCAAAAAGGATTTGGTTAATATGGAGGTAACTTCTATTGCTAAGAACTCAGCAGTAAAAGAATTATCTAAATACATTCCAAAGAAGAAAGATAATAGAGCAATGTTCCAATTCAATAGTGGAACTCCGGCGCACGTTAAAGCAGCAATCGCTTACAATCAATTATTAGTTCATTATGGAGTTCAAAATCAATACGAACCAATGAAGGATGGTGATAAGATTAAGTGGGTGTATTTGAAGCAAAATCCGTTTGGATTGGATGCGGTAGGATTTAATGGATATAATGACCCAACCGAAATAATGGATTTGGTAAGAACCTACATTGATTATGATAAAATTTTTGAAAGAGAATTACTTAAGAAATTAGAAGATTTCTATGGAGCATTAGGATGGGGAGCTGTTCTATCATCACAAAAAACAGCAGAACAATTTTTCGCATTTTAATTTGGTAAAATGAAAATAAATTCGTATATTTGTAAAATAAAAATTTAAACTTTAAAAAAATAACATGAAAAAAAGTAAATTAGATGGTTTTATTAACCGTTACAACTTAGGAGGAGAAATCGAATCAGTTATGGTTAAATCAGACGGTTCGGAATTATCAGTAAAAATGATTTCTGATGATAAAACTTTGTTAGGTACTGTATCATTAAAAGATGCAGATTTTCCAGCAGGTGAATTTGGTATTTATACCACATCTCAATTGAAAGGATTATTGAGTGTATTGGATGAAAACATTAAAGCTGAAGAAGTAACCGGCGCAATTAAGTTCTCTGATAATGGAACTAAAATGCAGTATATGTTGGCAGCACCTTCAGTAATTCCAGCAGTTCCTGAATTGAAAGCACTTCCTCCATTTGATGCAGAACTTACATTAGATGATGAGTTCGTAAACAAATTCGTAAAATCAAAAGGTGCATTGGCTGATGCAGACACTTTCACATTTATGTGTAAAGGTGGTAAAGGTGAAATCGTATTAGGATATTCATCTATCAATTCAAATCGTATTTCATTGACAGTAAATTGTAAGTGTGAAAACGATATTGAACCAATTGGATTCTCAGCAAAGTATTTGAAAGCAATCTTAGTTGGTAACAAAGGAGCAACATCATCTTCATTGAAAATTTCATCTAAAGGATTATCGCATGTATCATTCGAAGATGGAGATTACAAATCTGAATACTACTTAGTAGAAATTAAATAATATAATATGAGCTTTTGGGATACTGAACCACAAAAACCTGTCTTTGACTTTGATATTGAAAAAGTAAAGTTAAAAGAAAATATGGACTACCTTATGACAATGAGTGTGCAGGAACAAACATTGTATAAGAAGTGGGTAGAATTGCAAGAACCTACAATGATTCAAGCAAAATCCCAAATTGCATCTTATTATGACCTTCAATGGAAACCAACTGATATCAACAATAAGGAGCTAACGATAAAAGAAATTGAATCGTTAGACCCTTACGTTGAGATTGTTGATGACCCGAAGGAATCTACTAAATGGGCAGCGGTAAGACGTATGATTCATACAATGGATTTTACAGCAAACCCTGGCAGAAATGTAAAGATTAATGTAAAAGATAGAGTAAGTGGAAAACTATTAGGACAAATTTCATTAGCATCCGATGTTACAGCTATGGGAGTTAGAGATAACTACATTGGTTGGACTAAAGATAATAAGTTTGTTGATGGTAAGTTAAACAATACTACTATCGCTTCTACAATTGTATGCACCCAACCATTAGGTTACAACTTCTTAGGTGGTAAGTTAGTGGCTATGATGACTACTGTTCCTGAAATTCGCAACTATTGGAAAACCAAATATGGTAATACTTTAATTGCAGTTGGAACAACATCTTTATATGGTATTCACTCACAATATAATGGTATCCCTTTATTCAAAACTTTAGGAGAATCAGCCGGTAAAATTAGTTTGAAGCCGGATGATAAATTCTATGACCCTTGGCATCAATGGTTAAAAGAGAATCGTGCTGAATGGTATCAGAACAATATCACAAATGAACGTATTCGTAATGGTGCTAATATGGGAGCAGGTGATGGAGCTAGTGGACCTGTTAGTGGTATCAAACAAAAGATATTAGGACAAATCTTCAAAGAGTGTGGTATCAAAGCAACTGAATATCATCACGGATTTAAGAGAGGTGTTTATTTCGCTATGATGTATGAGAACGGAAACGATTTCTTATGTAATAGAATTGATGAAGATAAACTAATCCTAAAACCTAAGTTTGAGCAAGGTGTTGAATACATTAACAAATGGTGGAAGAAACATGCAATCAGTAGATATACAAAACTACATGATGAAGGTAGATTGAAACCTGAACATTTATTCTATATTGATGCAATTGGAATGAGTTGGGAACAAATGAAAGAAAATTATTTAGGAGAAGTAGGAAGATAAAATAAAAAATATGCAAGTAAAAATTAAAAAAGTAAATTCATTAGCACAAATTCCATCGTATGCAAAAGATGGAGATGCTGGAATGGATTTAATAGCAACATCGGTTATATCAGAAACAGATACTCAAATAACATACGGATTGGGAGTTGCATTGGAAATACCTAAAGGATTTGTAGGATTGGTATTTCCTCGTTCATCAATTAGAAAAACTAGATTACAATTAAGTAATTCAGTTGGAGTAATCGATAGTGGATATAGAGGTGAGTTACAAGCCACATTCAATAAGATTAATAACAATTCGGTTAGTGAGAATGATTATAAAGTAGGTGATAGAGTTGCACAAATTATGATTATTCCACATCCTCCAATTGAGTTTGAAGAAGCTGATGAGTTATCGGATACCGAAAGAGGTGAAGGTGGATTTGGTTCAACAGGAAAATAAAAAAATAAATTATGTTTATAGAGCAAACTGAAGAAAAGGTAAACAACAACCTTTGGGTAGAAAAGTATCGCCCATCAAAGCTTGTTGATTATGTAGGTAACGAACATCTAAAATCAAAAGTAGAAGGTTATTTGGAAGCAGCTGAGATTCCACACTTATTACTATATGGAAAAGCAGGTACGGGTAAAACTACATTAGCAAAGTTAATTGTAAAATCGATTGATTGTGATTATATGATTATCAACGCATCATCTGAAAACAATGTTGAAACTGTAAGAACTAAAATCACCAACTTTGCATCTTCTATGGGATTCAAACCATTTAAGATTATCATTTTGGATGAGTTTGATTATATGACTCACAACGCACAGGCAATCTTGCGTAACTTAATGGAAACATTTAGTGGGCATTGTCGTTTCATCTTAACGTGTAACTATGTTGAGAAAGTAATTGACCCAATTCAAAGTAGATGTCAATCATTTCAGATTGTTCCTCCAACTAAAAAGGATGTAGCAATTCAAATGAGTAAGATTTTGAAAGCAGAAAATGTGGAATTCGATATTAAAGATTTAGTTCCAATCATCGATGCTAGTTATCCTGATATTCGTAAGGTAATCAACACTTGCCAAATGAATTCTATTAAAGGTGTATTAAAACTTGATGTTAAAAATCTTTTAGAAAATGATTACAAACAAAAAGTTATTGATATTCTTAAATCAAAAGATGATAAACGAAATCGTTATCTAAAACTAAGACAAACTATTATTGATAGTAAGGTAACTGACTTTACTGATTTATATACTTTGTTATATGAAAAAGTAGAAGAATATGCACCAAACAATACAGCCAATGTAATAATTGAATTATCGCAAGGTCAATTAAATCACGCACAATGTATTGATAAGGAAATACCAATGGCAGCAACATTAATTCAAATAAACAATTTAATCGGATAATATGGCAAATATTTTAGGAGCAGATGGAACAGGAATGGGTGAGCAAGAAGTTCAACCATTAGATTTAACAAAAACTGAAGCAATCGCGTGTAAAAAATGCGGAGGTGAAGTATTTGTTCAGGGATTCGCATGGAGAAGAATATCAAAGTTAGTTACTAACAAACCAAAGGATGAAGTATTTCCGGTAGAATTATTCCTTTGTGGAGATTGTGGTGAAGTTCTTGATGAACTATTACCTAAAGGATTAAAAGCAGAATAACAATGGCAGTAACTCTATTTGACCATATAAAGCAGATAACTGATGTCCAAAATCCTAAGTATTGGGATAATTTGGAAGATGGGGATAAAAAGACATGGTCTAACTATATGGTTCTTAGATTCCTTTCTATGAATACCGATTGGGTATCTACCATAGCTGAGTTACAACCAATACTACAGGAACTACCACCAAAATCCTTATATTTGGCATTAATTGGGGTTATCCCAAAAAGCAGGACATTTTTGAAATATATGAAGCCCGCATCATCGGAAAAGTATGAAAAATGGATGGTAGAATTGGTTTCCAAATACTATGAGGTATCTGAAAATGAAGCTGAGGAATATGTAGATATTCTGTATGCAATCAAAGGTGGACATCAGACCTTACAAAATATAGCGGAAAGTTACGGAACTGACCCAAAAATTATAAAAAAACTAAAATTAAAAATATGACAAATTCAGAAAAAATAAAAGAATTAATTAATAGTTTGGATACTACTAAACTTCAAACTGTATTAGAATCCACTATTAAAAGTAAAAACTTTGATTTTGATACAAAAGTAGAATGGAACGATAATAAAGCAAGTATCTATGTTGAGGAAAATTCCGAAGGAATGAACTACAAATTAAATGTAATTGAATTTCAATTAAATTAAAATTGTGCAGAAATTCACAAAACTTCAATATATTAATGATCTTAAGCAAGATATTCGTGATTATACTTTACGATATACCAATAGAACAATTATGGTAGCACCTATAGATATATTTTCTGGTAAAGTAAACATATCACAAAAATATAAGGAGTATCAATTTAAATCTATTTTAGCTGATGATATAATTAGGGCTTTTGATAAAAACCTAATAACACTTTCACAATTTAATCAATGGGCTAAATGGTTTTTTGATGAATTTGAAAAGGATGGTGGTGTATCTGCAACTCCGTTAAACGATATTTTATTTTCTATGGGAGATATTTCTAATACTATAATTATGCGTATTATTAAGAATTGGGGAGGGGAAAAATAACTAGATTTTAATTTGGAAGATTGCGATATTTTTCGTATCTTTATACCATAAAAAATAACAAATGACTAGAGTAAGTTTCTCACAATATAGCACATATTCAAGCTGTCCACAACAATATAAGTTAAATTATATAGATAAATTAGGTGAGAGTTCATCTAATATACATACCATTTTCGGAACGGCAATGCACGAAGTAATTCAGCATTATCTGACCGTATTTTATGGTGTATCCAAAAAGCAGGCAAATGAGCTTGATATGGATAAGATGTTATTATCTAAACTTAGAGATGAGTTTGTAAAGGAAAAGGAAAAGATGAGTGAGGGCGCTCCGTGTGAGCAAATAGAATTGGAAGAATTCTTTGGTGATGGTAGGAGAATTTTAGAATGGTTTAAAAAGCATATTGATAAATTATACACAAAGAGTGGATTCGAATTAGTTGGTATTGAAATACCAATGAATTATGAAATTAAGCCAGGTGTTCAATTTATTGCATTTATTGATATTGTATTAAGAGATGTATCATCCGGTGAAATAGTTATCATTGACTTAAAAACTTCAACTAGAGGTTGGAACAAATATCAGAAAGAAGATAAAATTAAGAACGCTCAAATTCTTATTTATAAAAAGTTCTATTCTGATTTATACGGAATTCCTTTACAAAAGATACGAGTTGAGTTTCAAATTATGAAACGTAAACTTATGGAAGAATCTCCATTTCCAATTCCATACATATCAAAACATATTCCTGCCAATGGTTCTCCATCCGTAAATAAAGCATTTTCTGAATTTATGGAATTCATCGATATTGTATTCGATGAGAACGGAGATAGGAGATTGGACATCCCATATACCAAAAACCCAGGCAAAGGACAAAAGAATTGCAAGTATTGTGAATTCTTTCATAGAAAAATTTGTGATGGAATAGCTTAATTTTTTACTAAAAATTTGGGAAGTATATATTTATATCTATATATACAAAAACAAATATTAGTATGAAGCAAAATGATAACACAAAGCTTACAACCGTAAAACTTCTTAAAGATGTATATTCATCATTTAAAAAAGTATCGTTCGATTCGGATGTAACTTTACAAAAATTAGTTAATAGAACTGTAGAAAGATATGTAACCGATGAAGAATTTAGACACGAAATGAACGAATATCTAAAACTACAAATCAGCGGTTCTCAATTTTAATTGTTAAAACAAAAATGTTAATGGAAAACGTTACAAAGAAAAAACCAAAAATCCTATTACTTTCGGATGATTTAAGAATGGCAAGTGGTATAGCTACAATGTCAAAAGAATTTGTTGTAGGTACAGTTGATAAATATGATTGGTTTCAGGTAGGTGCCGCTATTAATCACCCTGAACAAGGTAGAGTATTGGATTTAAGTGAAGATATTAGACAAAGAACGGGTGTAGCAGATGCATCGGTTAAAGTTCTTCCTTGGAATGGATATGGTAATGCGGATTTGATTAGACAACTAATTAATGCAGAACAACCTGATGCTATCTTACACTTTACTGACCCGAGATATTGGATTTGGTTATATGAAATGGAGCATGAAATCAGACAAAACGTTCCAATTTTATTCTACGCAATTTGGGATGATTTGCCAGATCCATTATATAATCGTAACTATTATGAAAGTTGTGATTGGATTGGTTGTATCTCTCGACAAACGTATGGTATCATTAAAAGATTATCAGCATTAGATAATGGAACAACTTGGCAGCCAAAACAACCTTGGCAAGTTAGTTATGTTCCTCACGGAATTAATACTGAAGTATATAAGCCAGCAGAAGTTCCTGCGGAATTCCGTAAAGAAATTTTAAAGGGTGGTGACTATGATTTTGTATTATATTGGAGTAATCGTAACATTAGAAGAAAACAACCAGCTGATGTGATTTGGGCATTCAATCGTTTTTGTGAAATGATTGGTGAAGAGAAAGCAAAGAAAGTATGTTTACTAATGCACACACAACCTATCGATGAAAACGGAACTGATTTACCTAAAGTAATTGAGGCAGTAGCATCAAAGAGTAATATTATCTTTTCAGAAAAGAGGAGACCTGTTGAAGAATTAAATCTTATATATAACATCGCAGATGTAACAATCAACATAGCTAACAACGAAGGATTTGGATTAGCAACTGCAGAATCAGTAATGGCTGGAACTCCTATCATTATCAATGTTACGGGTGGATTGCAAGACCAGGCAGGCTTTACACAAGATGGAGCATTGCTAACGCCAGATGATTATATCGAATTGGGTTCATTACACGATTGGAGACAATGGGAAGATAAATTGAATTGTGGAAGTTGGGCTAGACCGGTATGGAGTAGAAGTAGAAGTTTAGCAGGTTCAGTTCCTACACCTTATATTTGGGATGATAGAGTAGATTTGGAAGAAGTAGCACAGGCTATTTTAGAAATGTATGAAACTCCTAAAGAGGAAAGAAAAGCTAATGGTTTGGAAGGTAGAGAAGCATTCATCGGTGATATGGGATTATCTCATACCAATATGATTAACACAATGAGTGAAGGTATTGATACCACTTTAGCAAATTGGAAACCGCGTGATAGATTTGATGTATTTAAAATTAAATAAAAGTTATGAATAAGCAAACATTAGTATTTCAAGGGCCAGTATTTACGAGAAGTGGTTATGGTGACCATTGTAGAGATTTATTGAAATCTCTTCGTAAGATGGACAAATATAATATAAAAATCATCCCAATGAGATGGGGTAATACTCCACAAAACCAAGTGGATGGACAAACTGATTTTGGTAGATGGATGTTGGAAAGAGTAATCGGACAAATTGAAGTAAAGCCTGATATTTTTATGCAAGTTTCAGTAGCAAACGAATTTACTCCAATGGGTAATTATAATATCGGTATTACTGCTGGAGTTGAAACTACAATTGTTCCAAAAGAATTTATCGATGGAACAAACAAAATGGATTTAACATTAGTCCCATCTACATTTACTAAAAATTCTTTAGTAGGAACTGCATATCAACAAAAAGATCAAAATACAGGTCAAATTGTTAATGAATTTAGAGTTAATAAACCTGTTGAAGTTTTGATGGAAGGTGTTGATTTATCAGTATTTTTGCCAGAAACTAAAACTAATTTAACTCAACTTGATAAAATTGAAACCGATTTTAACTTCTTAGCTGTAGGGCATTGGTTAAAGGGTAATTTAGGTCAGGATAGAAAAGATATTGGAATGGTGATTAAAACATTCGCTACGGTATTCCAATATATTCCAAAAGGACAACAACCGGGTTTGATTGTAAAAACATCATCAGCTGGATTCTCTGTTATGGATAGAGAAAATATGGCTGAAAGAATTGATAGTATTACTAAAACATTTGGTGATAAATGTCCTCCTATCTACTTGATGCATGGTGATTTGAATGAAAGTGAAATGGCTTCTTTATATCATCATCCAAAAGTTAAAGCTATGGTATCATTTGCTAAAGGTGAAGGATATGGTAGACCTTTAGCAGAATTTGCAACAACTGGCAAACCAATTTTAGTTTCTAATTGGAGTGGTCATTTAGATTTCCTACCAAAAGAAAATACTGTTTTATTAGATGGTTCGTTAACGGCAGTTGATGAATCTGCGGCAGACCAATTTCTTATGAAAGAGGCACAATGGTTTACTGTAAATTATTCAAACGCAGCTAATAAAATGCACGATGTTTATAAAAACTATAAAACATATTCAGACCAATCTAAAGGATTGAAAGATAATATCGTTAATAATTTTTCATTGGAAAAAATGAATAAGCAATTTGAAGATATTATGGAAAAATACGCTAAAGGAAAACCAACTATTGTTCCTATCAGATTACCTAAATTAAATAAAGTTCAATAATATGAAAATACTAATAACGGGCGCATTAGGATTTGTTGGTAAGAATCTTGCTAAAAGATTGATAGCAGATGGACATGATGTTATTGGATTAGATAACTATGAAATCGGTAAACCTGCAGATGAAGTTGATGGTGTTAAATACCTACCTTGGGATATAGAACAAATTGAATACCTAAAGGGTGATAGTATAGATTTGTGTTTTCATTTAGCAGCATTAAGTAGAATCCAACCATCATTTGAACAACCATCAGAAACATTCAGAGTTAACGCAAGGGGAACTGAAGCAGTTTGTGAATGGGCAAGACATAACAATGTAAAAGTTGTATATAGTGGTTCATCCTCACAATGGCATGACCCATTTCTTTCACCATACGCATTGTATAAAAAGTTAGGTGAAGATGTTTGTAAGTTATATCGTATGATATACGGATTGAATGTTGAGATTGCAAGATTCTACAACGTTTATGGACCTGGTGAAATTACGGAAGGTAAATGGGCAGCTGTAATTGGAAAGTGGAGAGGACAAGTTGAGCAAAACCACCCAATTACAATTGTAGGTGATGGTGAGCAAAGAAGAGATTTCACACACATCGATGATATTGTTGATGGTTTGATTAAAATCGCATTTGGAACTGATACGCATGAGGATGCTTGGGAATTAGGAACTGGGTTCAATTATTCACTAAACGAAGTTGCAGAATTGTTTGTTGAAAAGTTTAGTGCAGTTAAAGTGTATATGTCTCAGGAAAGAGGTAACTATAAAGAAACTATCAGAGTTAACAATGATGCAATTGATAGATTAGGGTGGACTCCTACGGATAAATTAAAGGAATATATAAACTCATTATAATATGGTATATAGTAGATTTATTGATAAAGAAGCTAGAATTTCCAAATCGTTAATAACACCTGGAAATTTATATAGAATTTCATCATATAGTTATTCAGATGGTGAAGCTCGTGCACAAACAGGACCAAATTCATCATTAGTATTTGTATTTGGCATCCATGAAAAAAAATTAAATTGTTTAAAACTTAATGATGTTTCTCCTGATATTTTTAAAAATTGGTTAAAAACATTATTAAAATCCGATTTAAAAAGTGAGGATATTGATTCTATGAAAAAGTTAGAAGATATAATAATTGAATCAGATATACAGGGTAATAAATTATTTGAAAGTAAAATAAAAGGAAAATCTATATATAACACAAACCCAAGACCATATAGAACTTACAATATTGCGGGTTTAAATTATATACAAGAAGTAAAATTAAAATCTGATTTCTTAAAATCGTTATTATGATAAATGTTACATACGCTATTACAGTTTGTAATGAGCTTAAAGAGATTACAAAATTGGTTGATTATTTACAACCAAAAATAAAATCGGAAGATGAGATATTAATCCAATACGATGAAGATTCTGCTACCGATGCGGTTAAGCAGTATCTTGCAATTGTATCTCAAATACACAAATCAATTAAGGTTATATCATTTCCATTAGCTGGTGATTTCGCATCTTATAAAAACAATTTAAAAAACCATGCAAATGGTATTTTTATTTTTCAAGTAGATGCAGATGAAATACCAAATGAATATTTGGTTGAAAATATTCACCAATTATTGGAATATAATAAAGATGTAGACCTTTTCTTTGTTCCACGTATTAACACCGTAGAAGGATTAACTGATATGCATGTTAAAAAATGGGGATGGAAACTAAATGAACATGGTTGGGTAAACTTTCCGGATTATCAAACCAGAATCTACAGAAGAACATCGGAAATAGAATGGACAGGAAAGGTGCATGAGAGAATTATTGGATATAATACATTGTCAGTATTACCAACCGATGAGGAGTATTGTTTGTATCATCATAAAGAAATAGAAAGACAAGAAAGACAAAATAACTACTACGAAACATTATAATGAATACTCCATTAACTTTTTGTATATCAACATTCAATAATCTACCTTATTTAAAGATAGCAATTGAAAGTGTTCGTAAGAATTCTTTTTATAAAGATGCTCCTTTTATTATCCATGCTGAAAATTGCACGGATGGAACTGATGAATGGTTATTTGAAAATACTAAGAAATATAACTTATCAATTTATATTGATAAAAACGAAGAACCAATTGGTATTGGTGGTGGGATGAACTTTTGTGCGGAAAGAGTAGAAACGGAATACATTATGTTTCTACATTCAGATTTTTATGTAACAAAAGATTGGGATTTGGAATTGTTAAAAGTTCACCAAAAATATCCAAATGAAAAATTATGGGTAAATTCTCATAGAGTTGAACCCGATATGTTTGGTTCACCACAAAGGTATGGAACTGTTATTGTTCCAAAAGACGCGTTTGGTGCATATCACGATGATTTTGATTCAAATGGATTTGATGAGTGGGTAAAAGAGGTTATAGAATCTAATGATTTTGAAATACCAAAAGGTGAAGGTGTTAGTGGATTGGTAAAAAAAGAAGTATGGAATGAAACGGGTGGTAATGACCCCTTATTTGCACCGAGTAGTTGGGAAGATATGGATTTATTTTTACGAATGATGAATAATGGTGTTAGATTTATTCTACCATCCAAATCATTTGTTTGGCACTTTGGAGCTAGAGGTTCTCATAGATTGGAAGAGAACGATGGTAAGAGTTCGGAAAGACAAATTAAATGTGAACAAATAAATCAGCAAAAATGGTTGGCAAAGTGGGGAAAATTTCCTATCTTTGATGAATACGGAATGATAAAACAATTTTAACTTATGGTTACAGTTATATTAAATGGTTACAAAAGAGGTAACAACTTAAACGTTCAAATGGAAGCCTTAAAAGCTCAGACGGTTCAACCTACTGAGATTCTTTTATGGTATAATAATCCAGGTGATGATGATTTGATTAATTACGATATTGGTGGTGAAATACCTGCTGCATATTGTAATTACAACTTTGGTGTATGGGCAAGATTCTATTTTGCTATGAACGCTAAGAATCCTTATGTATGTGTGATTGATGATGATACAATTCCAGGTTCTAAATGGATTGAGAATTGTTTAGAAACAATGAAAACGCATGAAGGTTTATTAGGAACTGTAGGATTACTTTATCCTAAACCATTACCGCCTGAGTATTCATCTTACTATGAACATTACATTCGCTTTGGTTGGCCACCAGCAGGTAATAATGAAAAGACAGTGCAAGTGGATATCATTGGACATAATTGGTTCTTTAAGAAAGAATGGTTATCGTATATGTTCAGAGAATTGCCAGACCCGAGATATAATACTTGTGGTGAAGATATGCACTTTTCATATATGTTACAAAAGTATGCGGGATTGGGTTCTTATATTCCACCACACCCAAAGAGTGATATTGAAATGTGGGGTAGCACAAAAGATTGGGGAGCTGATTCGGCCTCATTGTGGGAAAACAACACACCATCTATCGATGGAGTTCCATTCAAACAAATAATGACTGAATTTTTTAGAGAACAAAGATTAAAAGGTTGGAAGTTAGTAAATGAATAAGAAACCGATATTAATATGTTTTGGCACTAGACCTGAATGGTTAAAAGTGAAACCATTAATTGATTTAATGGATGATACTGAATACCAATTACTTTTTACAGGTCAGCATGAGGATTTATTAAAAGATACTAAGGTTGATTATAGAATCAATATAAGCGATAATACAAATCGTTTAGATAGTATTGTAAGTGATTGTATGTTACAATTTCCAGAGAGTGATTTTAGAGGTGTATTGGTTCAGGGAGATACGGCATCAGCATTTGGATGTGCTTTAGCAGCATTTAATAGAAGTATTAAAATCTATTACTTAGAAGCTGGATTGAGAAGTTATAACTTACAACATCCGTATCCTGAAGAAGCATATAGACAAATGATTGCCAGAATATCAGATGTAAACTTTGCTCCAACTGAAAAATCTTATGATAATTTGGAAGATGAAAAAGTAAGTGGATTTACTTATGTAGTTGGTAATACTGTATTGGATAATTTGGTTGATTTTGGTGATTCTACTTATGAAAACTTTGTATTAGTTACATTACATCGTAGAGAAAACCATAATTTAATGGATGAGTGGTTTACTGAAATAAACAACTTAGCTAAACAAAATCCAAATTTAGAATTTATTTTACCAATTCACCCAAATCCTAATGTTCAGAAATGGAAGCATTTATTAACTGATGTTAATGTTGTAGAACCAATGAGTCATTTAGATATGATTTTACATATTAAGAAATGTAAATTGATTATTTCAGATAGTGGTGGAATACAAGAAGAAGGTTCATTTTTTAATAAAAAGGTTATTGTATGTAGACATACTACTGAAAGACCTGAAGGTATTGAAACGGGCCATTTGTATTTATGTGGAAACCCAAACAAATTAGGAGAATTATTTGGAAAGTTAATAGAAAATCCGTATATTTGTGAACCCTGTCCATACGGAGATGGGAAATCAGCAGAAAAAATTAAAAAGATATTAGATGCAGAAGAATTTTAGAGAACATTTTGGAATGTTCGTAGGAAAAATACAAAACAATGAACCATTTGCATTTGCAAGATATTCTGATGGTGAGTTATTTATTTTACAAAATAAAGTTTTAAAATTGGCAGGAGATGTATATCAAGTAGATGATAGAGTTCATCCATCAATATACAAATCTGAAGATCACAAAGAATTTAATCCTGAAATCCATTCGGAATTTAGAGATAGATTAATTGAAGCATACAAACATAGACAACCAAATTATTATAAAGGTATTAGTTGTAGTTGTTGTGTAGGTAAAGAAGCATTTGATTGGCAGGTAGATTTACATGGTGGTGATGATGAAAGTTTAAGTTGGGCAAATCTATGGGTAAACGGAAACTATCCACTTTTTATACAACATATACTTCCAATTTTTTATAGTAAAGATTGTGTATTTATTGGACATGAAAATGCAGATTTATCCAAATTACCATTTTTTGTAAAAGATTTTAGAGTAGGTTATAACGCAATGATTAATGATTATGATAAAATTGATGAAATTAGAAAATGGATTAAAGAAAATAATATCCAAAACCATGTATTCCTTTTTTCAGCATCCACTTTTACAAACTTGGCAGTTTATGAATTATTTAGAGATTGTCCTAATAATTCTTATATTGATATTGGGACGTGCTTGACACCAATGATGAATATGCCAACTGATAGAGATTATCTTCAAAGATTTTGGGGATATGTTGGGGGTGGTGATTTAAATAAAGTATGTATATGGAATTAAAATTAGTAGAATGTGGGCCTGAGTATTGGAACTTCGTTAGAGAGTTAAGACAAGATGGTAGAGTAGTTGATGGATTTATAGAAACAACAATTATAGAATATCAGCAACAACAAATCTATATGCAAAAGTATGGTAAAAATTATCGTATAGCTTTGGTTGATGGAAAGCCTGCAGGATATGTTGGTGTTATTGAAGATGATATTAGAGTTTGCACACATCCTGATTTTCAAGGTATGGGAGTTGGTAAATTTATGATTGGTGAATGTATGAAGATATGGCCAACTGCATACGCTAAAGTAAAGCATGGTAATGCCGCTAGTGATAAATTATTCCTTAGTTGTGGATTTGAAGTAAGTGGTAAAGATGAAAGATTTACATACTATAAATTGAAAACCAAAATGGTAAGCCTAAAGAGTTCAATCACACAAAAAGGAAAATATGTTTCTAAAATTCTACACTTTGTTGGTGGGGAAAAAAGAACATTTAATGGAGTTGATACTGATTCGATTAAGCAAGGACAGTTCACAAAGTTTGAAACAAAAGATGGTAGACTTGTTATGGTGAATGATAAGAATATCCTTTGTATAGAAATAATAAACGAAAACGATTAATTATGCCAATGTTACACAACCCTTACAAGATTGTAAGAATGTTTGAAGAGGAAATTGCTAACTACACTGGAGCACCTTACGCTATTTCGATTGATAGTTGCACAAATGCACTATTCTTAATTTGTAAATACAATGAAGTTAAAGAGGTAACCATCCCATCCAAAACATATCTTTCAGTTCCACAATCAATTATACACGCTGGTGGTGAGGTTATCTTTGATAAAAGACCTGAAACAAATCATTGGGTAGGTGCATACCAATTGAAACCATATCCTATTTGGGATGCGGCTAAGAGATTAACAAAAGATATGTATATGCCCGGAACATTTATGGGATTATCATTCCATATTAAAAAGATACTTCCAATTTGGAAAGGTGGTATGATTCTAACTGATAATGCTGAAGCAGCTGATTGGTTTAAGAAAGCACGTTACGAAGGTAGAAGTGAGAAGTATTATAAGGATGATGATATTACATTTTGTGGATGGAATATGTATATGACTCCGCAACAAGCAGCACATGGTTTGGCAATGTTTCAAAACTTACCATTACATAATTCAGACCAAGGTGAATTAAATGGTTATAGAGATTTAACCGAATTTACTGTTTTCAAAAATAATAAAGTTATAGAATAATGAGTAAGGTTTGTGTAGTTGTTCAGGGAAGAACAGACAAAGATTTTGTAAAAGCATTAAAAGAAAAATTTGAAGGAATTCCTTTAATATTTTCAACTTGGACAGATGCTGACAAAACTGCATATGAAGAAACTGATATAGTTTTATATAATCAACATCCTACCAATTATGGTCCATTAAATTTTCAATTACAAAGAATATCATCTTTAAATGGATTTTTAAAAGCAAAAGAATTGGGATATGATAGAGTGATAAAATGGAGATGTGATTTAGAACCAAATAATGCAAATGAATTATTAAAATTGTTTGATACTAATTTTATTAATTTCTATTCATTTATTCAACACGAAGATGGATATGTAGCTGATTTTTTTATGGAAGGTGATATCGATGATATGATAGCATTATTTACTATAGATACAAATCCACCATATCCAGAATTTGGGTTTACAAAAAAAATGTATGAGTTAGGACTTGATGCCAAAGCAAACTTTATAATAAAAAAGTTAACAAAAGAAAATAATATATTTTTTAAACATGGATATGGCCACTATTGGATGACAGACCATCAAAGTTTAAGTCATTTTACTGATCGATTGCCTGAAGTGTTTCGACATAAACATTACAAACAATGAAAATAGCACTTTGCTTACATGGGTTATTTGATTCAAACCACGATTCGACTTCTAATGGATTTGATGGACATGAGCATATTAAAAAACATATCTTAGATAAAGGTGATGTGGATGTATTCATTCATAGTTGGGAAGTTGATAAAAAAGATTTAATAGAATTAATATATCAACCTAAAGCAGCTATATTTGAACCACAAAAAGATTTTAGTGAATTAATTAAAGAAAGAGGATTAGATACATTACAAAATTGTCCTCGTTCACCGCAATCGGTATTATCACATTTGTATAGTGTAACCGAAGCAATGAAGTTACCACACCAACAACCAAATACAAAATATGATATTATCATCAAAGCTCGTTTTGATTTGGGTAGAATTAATAGAAATATATCAGGACCTGGTTTAGGAAATCCATTTGCAGTTCAATGTATAAACTTTCAAACTGATATAATTGCTGATAAAATTTATATGGCAGATTGGAATCATTTTCATATGGGACCAGCTGATATGTGGTTTTATGGTTCGCCTGAGGTTATGGTGGAATTTACAACCTTATATGATTTCTTAGAGCAATCAATGTATATAGATTCGGATTTTCATAAATTCGCAACTTCAATTGAAAATAATAGAGGTGACCTTTCGAACTCAATTGCATTTTATAAGTGGTGGATGATTAATAACAAACTTTGGGACAATAGAATAAATTTAGATACAATATGGGAATAAATGCACCAATAGTAGTTTACACACATACGGATGTAAGTGATTTATGGCCAATCTTTTTTGGTGAATTAAAATCATATATGCCTGATGTGAAGGTATATGTAGCTGTAAATAAAATCGATGATAGATTATCAGAGTATAACCAAATACAATATGATGATTCAAAACCATATACCGAGAGATGGAAGGAGATACTTCCTCAAATAAAAGAAGATGTTGTATTATTCTTACATGAAGATATGATATTAATGCAATCTCCTATGATTGATAATCTAAACAAATATGTTGGTTATGTAGCCGATGATAAAGTTAAGAGTATAAAATTAATATCAATTGTTGGTAATTTCCAAAGCTGGGAAGGTGATAAAAATATTATCAACAATAGGGATACTAAATTTTCAATCCAACCAACTATAATAAAAACAAAAACATTTTTAGATTTATTATCTAAAGTAGAATCATTAAATATTTGGGAATTTGAGGATGCAGTTCCTGTAGAAGATGGACACTATATGGTAAGCTTGGGTAATGAGAAACGAAGAGGAATTTACCACAATGATAGTTCAGTTTTTCCATATATTGCAACCGCAATTAATAAAGGAAAATGGAACTATTATGAATACGAAAAAGAATTAAATACACTATTTAATATATATAACATTAACCCATTTGAAAGAGGAATAATATGACAAAATTAATTATATTCGATTTGGATGGCGTATTAGTTGAAGCTAAAGAAATACACTTTAAAACACTTAACCAAGCCCTTTGGGAAATTGGACAGAGTAACAAATACGTTATTACAGAAAAAGAACATCTATCTATCTATGATGGACTTAAAACTAATCAAAAATTAGAACTACTTACTGAGAAAAAAGGTTTACATCCAAACACATACGAAACAGTTTGGAATAGAAAACAACAACTAACAATAGAAGCAATATCGGAATTGCAACCAAATACCCATTTGATTCTCGTATTTAAACGATTAAGAGATATGGGATATAAATTGGCATGTGCTTCAAACTCAATTAGAAGGTCTGTATTGGTTATGTTATCAAAGATAGGTCTTATTGAGTTTATGGATTTAATCATCTCTAATGAGGATGTGAAGAACTCTAAACCGCACCCTGAAATGTATTGGAAGGCAATGAGTATGATGGGATGTTTGCCGGAAGAAACTCTAATTGTAGAGGATTCTCCACATGGTTTATTGGCAGCAAGTAGAAGTAGAGCAAACGTTTTAAGAGTAGATAATCCATCGGATTTAACTTTTGAAAAAATATCAAATAAATTAAAAGAAAATAAAATTATGAGTATTCCAAAATGGCAAGGTGGTAAGATGAATGTTCTTATCCCAATGGCTGGAGCTGGAAGTAGATTCGCAGCTGCAGGTTACACATTTCCTAAACCATTAATCGATGTTAATGGTAAACCAATGATTCAAATGGTAGTTGAAAATTTAAACATCGATGCTAACTTTGTATTCGTTGTTCAGAAAGAACATAGGGAGAAGTATAACTTAGATACCCTATTAAACTTAATCGCACCTAATTGTAAGGTAGTTGAAGTTGATGGATTAACCGAAGGAGCAGCTTGCACGGCATTATTGGCTAAAGAGTATATTGATTCAGATGCTCCACTATTCTTCGCTAATTCAGACCAATTTGTAGAATGGGATTCAAACGAGTTCTTCTATAAGATGAATGAAACTGATGCGGATGGTGGTATTGTAACTTTCAAAGCAACCCATCCTAAATGGAGTTTTGCTAAGATAGATGATAATGGTATTGTAACTGAAGTAGCTGAAAAGAATCCAATTTCAGATTTGGCAACTGTAGGTTTCTACTATTGGAAGCATGGTTCTGATTTTGTAAAATACGCAGAACAAATGATTTCAAAAAATGTAAGAGTTAACAATGAGTTCTATGTATGTCCTGTTTTCAATCAAGCAATAGAAGGGGGCAGAGTTATCAGAACTTTTGATGTTCCTAAAATGTGGGGAACTGGAACACCGGAAGATTTAAAATACTATTTGGAAAATTATGGTAAATAATATAAAAGATAGTTGGTATCATCCAGATTGGCAGACTGCTAGGTTGCAATTTATATTATCAAAATATCCTACTGATTTTTTTAAAGGAAAACGCATATTAGAATTGGGGGCTTGCAATGGTTATTTTAGTGCATATTTTAATTCAATCGGAGCTGAAGTTTTAGCTGTTGAAGGTAGATTGGAAAATATACAAAAGATAAAAGAATATTATCCTGAATTAAATGTAGAACAAGCAGATTTAGATACAAATGAATGGAAGTGGGGTAAGTGGGATATAATCATCAATTTTGGATTGTATTATCACTTAGAAAAGTTTCATAAAGAGCATTTAGAAAATTGCCTAAACAATTGCGATTTAATGTTCTTTGAAACTGTGATATATGATAGTTTTAAATCTGAATTATATTTTAGATATGAGGAAGGATACGATCAATCTTTGACTAATAATGCGGGAATCCCCACAACATCATTTGTTGAAAGTATTATTGAAAATAATAATAAGAAATATCAAAAATTTAAAGATACTTCATTAAATGCTTATGCGCATTTTTATGATTGGGAGGATACTGATAATAATCTATTTAATGAAAACCAAAGACGATTTTGGATAGTTAATTAATTCAAATGAATATAGCAATCATATTAGCAGGACCATATAGGGGTAATTCAACTATAATACAAAATCATAATAATATAATAGGTAATTATGATACTTACGCATCGTGCTTGTCTCATTATAAAGATGATTGGTTAAACAGTGGATGGCATCTTAAGAATTTGTTTGAAACCCCATCTATAGATTTTAATAAAACTAATTGGAGTAAATATAGAAATAACGAACCGGGACAATGTGGGTTTTGGCAATTTTGGAATTTAAAAAATGTTATTGATAATACTCCAAATGTATATGATTGGTATATAAAAAGTAGATGTGATTTAAATTTTACATATGGAAATATAACTGAAGAGTTATTATCAAATTTAAAACCAAATACCTTATATTGTCCAAAATTAAGAGGAGTTTATTTTCAAACACAACATTGGGATTTTGATATATCATTAAATGACCAATTTTTTATTGGGGATAGAAATGTTATGAATGTTGTATCGGATTTCGTAACTAATTATTATAATAAAAATAGACATGAATTAAATCATGGTGAGTTTAGTAATGAAAATTGCTTGCGTGAATTTTTAAACGAAAATGAAATAAAAATTGATATATTAGATAATATAATTTATAACAAAGACCATAATGGTGTAACAATTCCAAGCGGAATGATACGATTCCAATTAGAAAAAATAGAAAGTATGAATTCAGAAAACAAATACACCCAAATGCAAAAAAGAGCATATTCTTTGGGAACATCAAATCACGAAGAACACAATAGTAATGAAGATTATTGGAATATTCTTTTGGGTGATTTGAAAGATAAAACAAGTTGGGATGGTAAAGTTGCATTGGATTTTGCATGTGGTAAAGGAAGAAATGTAAGTAATATGTTAACCCTATGTGATTGGGATAGAGTGGATGGTATTGATTTATCTATTGGTAATATAAACCATAATAAAGAAACATATAAAAATCAAAATAGTGGTTGGTATTGTAATAATGGTATTGATGTTTCCGAATTGATGAGTAATGAATATGATTTTATAATGTCAACAATTGCATTACAACACATACCTGTTTATGATATTAGAAAATCATTAATAACTGATTTGTTACGAACCCTAAAACCTGGTGGGTTATTTTCATTTCAAATGGGGTATGGTAATGATTTAAAATCCGATTTAGGCCCTAGAAGTTCTTACTTTGAAAATTGTTATGAAGCTAATGGAACTAATTCAGCTTGGGATGTGAGAGTTCAAAATGAAGAAGATGTTATAACGGATTTAACAAATATAGGATTTATAAATATAACAACAGAAATTAGAGAATCTTATTCAGATAGCGGACATCCTCAATGGATATATGTAAAAGCTTATAAAAAAATATAAAATAATATAAAAACAAATAGAAATGAAAACATTTGATGAATTAGTAGAACAATCTGAATCTTTTAATTTAGATTTTAAATTAGAAAAGATATATAATAATGGTGATTATAATTTAAAACTATCCAATCATTTTCATCCTTGGTCTTTAAAAGAAACTGAAGCTAAAATTGTATATAATATTATACTAAAAAATAATCTTAAATTTGGTTTTGAAATAGCAACTGCATTTGGTATATCTTCTTGTGTTATTGGACAAGGATTGAAAATCACAAATGGTAAATTAGTAACTATGGATGCATATGTGGAAGAGCATTTTAATCATTCCCAACAATATGGTATAGGTACAAAACTAATAAAAACACCCGAAACCGCAGATGGATATAAAATGGCATCAAATTTGATAAATAACAATAATTTATCTGAAATTGTTTCTTTAGAAATAGGATGGTCTCCGGATGATGTACCATCTATATTAAGTAAGCACTTTGAAAATACTAAATTAGATTTTGCTTTTATAGATGGGGGTCATTCATTTGAACAAATACAAGCCGATGTTAATGTAATTTTAAATTATCTAAATGATGATTCTATTATATTTTTCCACGACCATCATTGTGTTTCAGATACAACAATTTCTTTTATAAAAGAAAACGGATTTGTTAATTATATAAATTACAATACCGGTTTTGATTTATGGGCATATTCCAAAGGTAGTAAATTTAAATTATAAAAATTGGCAAAACGTTATAATTAATATATGGAGCAGGTTACATTATTAATTCAAGGTAAAATATTACAATCAACGTATGATTTTTATTATAAATCATACCCTAATATACCTATTATTGTTTCAACTTGGGAAAATTCTGATGTAAAGTGTGATAGAAATATTACCTTAATAAAATCAAAATATCCTAAAGACCCTGGAGTTCAGAATAAAAATTTACAAATACAAAGCACTATTGCAGGATTATCATTTGTAACTACTAAATATGTAATTAAATTGAGAGGGGATGAAGAGTATTCAAATTTAGAACATGCAATAGATATTTTATTAAAAAATGATGATAAAATATTAACTTCTCCTGTTTTTTTTAGAGAATGGAATAGATATCCATATCATATAAGTGATCATATTTTAATAGGAAAGACTCTAAATATTAATAAAATGTTTGAGGAAGCCGCCAGCAATTTCGTTTTAGATAATGATATGTATATACATTATGATATACCTGAGCAAGCTCTTTGTAAATTTTACATAGAGGATAGAGAAGGTGTGAAGCTTGATAATAATTCTGATAACAAAAAATATATGATAAAGTATTTTGATATCATATCATTGGATAATTACATACCATATAAAATAGTTGCAAATATACAAAATAAAATATGGTACAATAATTTTATACCTGAATCTGAAGATTCAATCTCAGAAATAACTCAAATATAACATTATATAAACATAAACAACACATAAAATGATAAGTTTCGTAATACCGTCTTATAATAATTTAAGACACTTGAAAAATGTTGTAGAATCTATTCAGAGAAATGAACCCGATGCTGAGTTAGTATTATTGGATGATGGTTCAACTGATGGAACTTGGGAATGGATACAAGAACAAAATTGTATTTCATTCAGAAGTGAAGAAAGAGTTGGGCATACTATTCTCTATGATAAAGGTATAGAATTGGCTACTAACGCAGTTGTGGGTATCCTACACGCTGATATGATTGTAGGTCCTAACTATGTTTCAAACTTAATGAAACATCTTAAGAAAGGTGTTGTTGTTTGTGGAACTAGAATTGAACCACCATTACACCCTGCCGGAAAAGAAAAGATAATCAAAGATTTTGGGATGGATTTTGATTCATTGGATATTGATGGGTTTGAAACTTATTGTTTGGAGCAACAATCAAGTCAATGGCAAGATGTAACTACAACGGGTATGTTCGCACCTTGGATTCTTTACAAAGAAGATTTTCAGGCAATGGGTGGACATGATCCGTTATTCGCACCATTTCCGTATGAAGATAGTGATATTTTTCAAAGATGGATATTATCAGGTTATAAATTAGTTCAAAGTAGAGATGCGTTTGTGTATCACCTAACTTGTAGAGGGCATAGATGGACTGAAGCTGTTGGTAAGGATGATGATTATTTCAAAATTCAAACTAAAAAAGCTAGTAGGAATTATTTAAGAAAATGGGGAAGTTGGATACAAAACGATGAGTTTCAACATCCAATTATTCCACCTAAATTCAACGTTGCATTTGTTGTAAATAAGTGTAACTTAATGTTATTAGAAGCATTAGAACCTTGGTGTGATAGAATTTATGTAGATGAAGTATTTGAGATAGGAAGAACTCAGGACTACATCGAAATGGAACGAGAGAATACACTGTTTGATATTGATAAGAGAGTTCTAATCATAGGACACAATGACCCAATTGGCGAGAATGATATTGTTGTTGAATTTGATGGAACTAAATTAACCAATGAATCATTTAAAATTATCCAAAACTTACACTATATAATTAAAGATAGTGGTGAAGTTGGAACATTTGAGTTAGATATATTTAAAATAACAATAAATAGTATGATAGAATACCAATTGGAATTGGCAAATCTAAATAACTCATACTACCAAGAAAAGTTAGTATGAAAAAAACCTTAATTTGCATCCATGTGATGCCAAACGAAGTAGAGCAGTTATATAGACTGATGCTATTGTTTCGTTATTCTATGGCATATTTAGAAAAAACTGATGCTATAGCATTTAAAGCATCACTTAATCTTAATCCAAAATTAACTGATTGGGAAAACAGTGAATTGAAGCAAGATTATTTCATCCGAAGATTCAATTTGGCATTTGAAGGAATTCCAAATATAAATGAAATTACAACCGATGATTCTCTATGGGGAACTACCCAGCAAAAAAGGGAAAGTGTAAAGTTGGATTATGACCAATTTGTATTTTGTGATACCGATATATCATTTTCTCCAAAATTACTAAAATACCAATTGAATATCTCATATCAGTTAAATGATATGTATGTAATTTCACCATCACTTCCAAAGTGGTGGGATGAAAGCTGGGCAGTTTTAACACACAGAGATTTCTTAGATAAGGAGTTGGGATATGCTCATAGTATAGCAGCTAATGATTCTGCTCCAATGCAGGATATAGATAAGATAGAGGCCAAACAACTGACAGGATTCAAATTTGGCTGTGGAATGCATACTCTATATTCTAAATCATTTTGGGAAACCATCGAAATACCCGAATCATTTGGGGGGTATGGGCCTGAAGATACATATAGTATGACTATGGCTAGTTGGTTACAACAAAAAGGGTATCCTATAAGACAATACATATTGGATGGTATATACATAGCAGAAGATATCCATCGTAAAACGCCATCATTTTCGGGCAAATTAGTTAGTTTTGATAAAAAGAACGAATTTTATACCAAAGCAATGGGATTATTTGCGGAAGAGACTAAGAAATTTGTAGAAAAAATGGATGGAAAAAGTAACCCTTAATAATAATTCTTATATTTATGTATATTAAACATATAAGAAAAGTATGCGTATCAGCGAATTAAGAAAAATAGTAAGGGAAATTGTTAGAAATTCCGTAAAAGAATCAGTATTTGATGATAAGGGATTGGAAAGAGCAGGGACAGGTTTACCTCAAACTGAAGAAGAGCCAATTGAAAATCCAATAGAAGAAGGCCATTCTTGTGGCTGTAACGAAGTTCACGATTGTGGATGTGGAGGACATCACCCAATATCAGAATCAATAAATCCAAGAGAAAAAGCACTAATCGATACATTTAATAACATTGTAAAAACGCATTCTGCGTTAAAAGTAAAAGATGGTGGAAAAACAACATTAGTAGATGTTCAAAGTGCAAATGTGGTTTTAAAATTATATAATGCACTATCAGATAAAAACAAAGAATCTTTATTTAAAATGCCAATTCCACAAATGATAAAAATGGCTTGGCATGTAATGGGTAAAACAAGATAAAACAATAACCAATGGAAAATATGTATTCAGTATTGATAACGGCAATCACAGTATTAGGTGGAGCATCTGCATTCCGTTATTATGAGAAAAGAGCTCAAAGAAGGGAAAGAGATGATGAATTCATCAAGCACGATTGCAAAGACCGAATCACTAAATTAGAAACACTATTACAAGAATCATCTAAAGAAAAGGATGAATTACGTTCTATGGTATTAGCTCTTACAAAAGAAGTGGCAGCATTGAGTGTTAAGGTAGAATTCCTTACAAAAGAAAACGATAAGTTGGAAAAAGCGCTTCCAAAAGCAAAAAGACAACAAATTAACGGATAAAATGCCAATATCAAGAGCACTGTTTACGGAAGATAAAAAATTGAGAGTTTTTGACTTTGATGATACACTTGTCAAAACGAGTTCTTATATATACGTTACAAATAAAGAAGGGAGAAAATTCAAACTAACGCCCGGCCAATACGCAGTTTACAAAGAAAAGCCAGGTGACCAATTTGATTTTAAAGATTTCCAACAAGTTAAGAATCCGAAGGTAATAAAGGGATATTTTGAGTTATTGAAAAATATGGCTAAGGATTCGGATAAAGCAGTATATATCCTAACTGCTAGAGCAGCATACAAACCGGTATATGATTTCATCAAAGATAGTGGAATTAGGGATGTATTTGTAGTAGCATTGGGTGATAATAACCCAGAATCCAAAGCAGATTGGATAGAGGACCAGATTAAGAAAAATGGGTTTGATAATGTGTATTTCGTTGATGATTCACCTAAAAATGTAGAGGCTGTTCGTAAAAGATTGGCAAATTATACCAATATTAGAAAGAAGATTCAATTGGTGAAACATTCTTAAACTTTTTTATATTTATATTAAATCGAATTATATTCAAATGAAACTAAAGAACTTACTTACTGAAGCTGAAACATTTACGGCTACGAATAAGAAAACCGGAAAAACATCGGTATTCAAATCTAAAGATAGTAGAGATTCAGCCGTTAAAGCTGGAACTCATACAAATGTAAAAGAACCAAAAGCTGGTGGTAAAGCTAAAAGTGGTGTAAATCTATTTAATAAACCAGCTAAAGTTGATAAAAAGGAAGAACCTAAAAAGGATGAACCTAAAGCAGAACCTGCTAAGAAAAGACCAGGTAATCCACAAGTAAATAAAGAAGCTAAAGCACAGGCAGAAAAATTTGGAATTACTCCACAAAAGTTGGGTAATGAGAAATACAAAAAAGTAATGTTTCAGGCCGCAGTTGAGGCGCTTACTGATGCAAACTTCCATAGTGAAGCAAGAGAATTGGTTGCATCAATTGAAGGAAAGCCAGAATGGGCTAAGAAAGTAGATTACCCATCAATGGATGATCCTCAATATGATGAGAAGATGAAAGCAATACGAACAACAGGAGTAGATAGTTCAGAGTATTGGGGTGGTGATGATAATGCACATGAATTGGGTAGAAAAGTATCACAAGCATCAGGATGGGGTGGAGTTGAAGCAGCGGATGGTATTGCATTCACATTAAGAATGAATGGATTTCACAAAGAGGCAGATAAGATTCAATCAATCTTTGATAATAAACCTTATATGAGAAACGAATCGATATCACTTAAAAAAATGATAAAGAAATAAGATGATAAAGTTAAAGGATTTATTCAACGAAGCAAAATCAGATTACGCAGTATATCATAAAACATATACATCAGCAATCAATACTGCTAGAGAATATGCAGAAAAGAAAGGATATGAAATTGATGATGATGATGCTTTTAGACAAATAGGGATGGGACCTAAAAAACCATCGGATGGTAAAACAAATAGATTTTCTATCCAATTAACTAAAGATGGTAAACCACAAAAGAAAATGCTTCATATCCAAGTTTACGGAATGGGAACTTATAAAAGAAACCCAGATGGTTCAAAGACAAGAAGTATGTGGGGTGGGCAAAACGAATATGAGTTAAACGCTTATATAAACTAAGATTAGAGATACAAAATAATATAAAGTAAATGGCAGAATTATATCAAGTAGCAACCGGTAGTAAAAAGATATCCAATTTAACAACTATAAGTGGTATATCAGGCTCAGCTGTCATTCCTGTTGTAATGTCTAATGTGGTAGGTAATACATATCCAATTACAAATGGAACTACAAATCAAATAAGTTATGAGGATTTCAGAGAAAGTGTAATTGAAAATAACGCAAACATATTTACAACAACTCAAACTGTAAGAGTTGGTTCTGGTAATAGTCAACAACAAACTACTTTAGAAGGGCATGATTTTATAATGACTACCGGTAGTTTAGTAACGCCTGTTGGAACTGAAGGATTTAAAGTTCAATTATTTGCTAATGATGGAACTCCTGGTGCAAAATTATATACATACGATAATACAGAGGCAACTCCAGCAAACCGATTCAAAACTTTTATGGAGGTTGGAACGGGGTATGGTGATATTTCGTTCACAAGACCTGTATCTTTTAGTAGTCCTTTAACTGTAAATAATAATTTAGTTGTAAATGGTGTATTGACTGCCAGACAAGTTCAAACATCAATAGTAACATCATCCGTTCAATACGAATCGGGTTCAACACGTTTTGGTGATACATTTGAAGATACACATGAATTTACAGGTTCTCTAAAAGTATCCGGTTCATTAGCATTAAATACACTTACTCAAAATAGAGTTGTGTATGTTGGTTCTAATGGAACTTTAACTGATAGTTCAGCATTTACTTTTAATGGAACTACATTGGGTGTACAGGCTGGTATAACTACAACAGGATATGTAAATATAAATGGTAATGGATTAAAAGTTGATGGAGTTATCAATAACCCATTAATAGGTGCAGTAACTCAATCTTTAATAGATATAGTTGGGGGATTACAATCTTATACCGCATCATTAAAATCTGCGGCAATTGTATCATCATCTCAACAAATATTAAATTACAATATATTCGCAACAACGGGTTCAAATACTTTTAGAGCAAATCAAGCAATTACTGGTTCTTTATCAATATCAAATGGACAATTTAATATTATAACTGGAAGTGGTGAGTTGACAAGTTCTTTGAGTTTTAGACATACTACAATTGACCCAATTACTGGAAACGCTACTTTAGAATTAAGATATAGAAATAATGATGTTGGGCCTGAAAATAACGCTTGGAAATTTATGGCAAGTGATTCTGGCGTAGCATTGGTATTCGAACAAGAGGGTGTAGACCGTACTTTATTAAGTAGTAATAACGCAGGTGATGCATTGATTTTTAGAGATACTCGTTTATTTGGAAAGGGATTAACGGTTGATAATAATCTTTTAGTTTCACAAAATACTCAAATAACTGGTTCTTTAATTGTAATGGGTGGTATCACCGGTTCTATACTTGCAACAAATGGTGTAGTTAGTTCATCTAATCAATTATTTGAATTAAACAACCAAACAGGTTCTCAAAATTCAATTAATAATGGTATAGCAATTGTAACCGCATCTTTAAACTCATTTACGGCATCGGCAGGAACTTCTACAACTAATATTAATAGTTTTACGGCATCTCAATTAGCAGTTAACACACTAACGCAAGCAGTAACTTCATCGTTAATTACTATAGTTGGTGGATTGCAGGCATATACGGCATCGCTTAAGAGTGTAGCAATAGTTTCATCATCAAACCAATTATTTGAATTAAATAACCAAACAGGTTCTCAGAATTCCATTAACAATTTAACTTTAGCAGTAACTTCATCCCTAATTACTATAGTTGGTGGATTGCAAGCATATACGGCATCGTTGAAGAGTGTAAGTATTGTTTCTTCTTCGAATCAATTGTTCGAATTAAATAATCAAACAGGTTCACAAAACTCAATTAACACCTTAACTCAGGCAGTAACCTCTTCTTTATTGACAACAATAAGTGGAGTTCAATCATATACTGCATCTTTAAAAGGAGCAGCAATTGTATCATCATCTACACAAATAGAAAATTATTTCTTATTTGCAGAAACATCATCGGCTAATACTTTTTATGGTACGCAAGAAATAAAAGGAAATTTAAATTTAAGTAATCCATCACCATTGGTTTATAATTCTGGAAATACAAATGCAATGCTGTTTGGTTTCTTTGATGGTAGTTCAATTTATGGTCCTTATTATCAAATTTTTGGTAGTAACTATTCAAATGTATCACAAAGGGGTTCAGCTGAATTTGTATTCGATAGCAGAAATGGTGGGGCTAGTGGATTTAATATTGCAGAATTTAATGGTTCAACATGGTTAAGAAAATTTAGAGCAGGTCAGAATGGAGTAGAAGTAACCGGCTCATTAAATGTTAGTGGTTCAACTCATACAATAGAAAATGGTTTTGTAATACTCCAACAAGTTTCTCAAAGTTTAAACTTTGCAGATGATACGGCAGCAGCAGCTGGTGGAGTTCCATTGGGTGGTTTATATAGAAACGGAAATTTCATAGCAATAAGAATAGATTAATATGGGAATGAAATTATCAGGTTCGTTAGACCTAACAGGTTCACTTAATACTAGTGGTTCGACTGTTCAATCGGGTAACAATACTTTGACGGGTAATACTGTTTTAAGTGGTAGTGTTAATGTAAGTGGATCTACAACATTTAATGGAACTCACATATTAAGTGGAACTAATACTATTGTTGGAAACACTTTTATGAGTGGTAGTATTGAAGTTAGTGGTAGTTCCAATTTCCACAATTCCATATTCATAGTAACTGGTTCATCTTACTTTACGGGTTCACATGAAGTAAAGGGTAATTCTACTTTTAGTGGAAGTATCAACATAGCAAGTGGTTCATCGTATTATAGAGCAGGAAACAAATTGTTCAACTATGGACAGTGGGGTTCGTTGGAAACTCAATCTGGTTCGGTAAATACCGCATACGCTATGAAGTTTGGAACAAAATACAATGGTTCAGAAGGTGTTTATGTTGCAAATAATGGTAGTGGGTTTCCAACGAGATTGACAATTGAAAATACCGGATTATATAACATACAATTTTCCGCACAATTGCATACTACCGCAACTGAAGCGTGTGATTTTTCGATATGGTTTGCTATGACAGGTTCGAATATGGCAGATTCAAACACCGATTTTTCTGTTGAAAAGATAAGTGGTGGTGGATTTGGTGTAGCGGCATTAAACTTACTTACTCCAATTACTGCGGGTGATTACATTGAGTTATATTGGTCAAACGATACTGGAAATGGACAATTACAATATAAAGGAACACAATCAACACCAAGTAGACCGGCAACTCCATCTATAATTGTGACAATAACTCAAGTAGCATAATAATTTAAAAACGGAAATTTTATAGCAATAAGAATAGATTAATATGGCAATGAAATTATCAGGTTCATTAGACCTAACTGGTTCGATTGTAATCAATAGTGGTTCAATCAAAATGCCAAATAGACCGGCATTTAAAGTGATAGGTAATGGTGGTGCTATAAGAGCAACTGCATCACCCGGATTAGTATTATCGGCAAGTTTATTACAAACACCGGTTTTTAATCAGGGAAATCATTTCAACCCAACCACAGGTATTTTTACCGCACCAATAGCAGGGTTATATCAAGTAAATTTGGTAGTAAGAACTGAAAATAATACCAATAATACGATTAATCAATTCATCGTTTATAAAAGTGGTAGTGCTACCGCTGGTAATGTTACTGAAGTAATGATAGAATTCGGCCCAAATACTTCTATGAATCACTCAGGAGGTTCTACTATATCCTATTTAGACGTAGGTGATACTTTAAAAGCAGCTTTAGTAGTTGGTAGTGGTTCATTCGACGGTAATGATAACTTTTCAGTAGCATACATAGGATAATTTAAAAACCTAATACTTATAATTGTTACATTAAAATAAAGCTATGGCAAAAATATATTGGTTCACTGGGCAACCAGGAGCAGGTAAGACAGTTTTAGGAAAAAAATTGGTAGAATTTTTAGGAACTGAAAAAAGAAATTGGAGAAGTAATGTTTTCCATGTGGATGGTGATGATTTGAGAGAATTAACCATCAACAAAAATTATACAAAAGAGGGCAGAATACAAAATATCAGAAACGCCCAAATGATTGCAGAATACGTTTATAAAAACGGATGTGATGTAGTCGTAACATTGGTTTCCCCATACTTAGAAATTAGAGAAGAGTTCAAACAACGAATCGGAAACGATTTGTATGAATTTTACGTACATACTTCAAAGAAAAGAGAAAGGGATGAATTTAAAGTAGATGATTATGAAGCACCTACTCAAAAATTTATGGATGTTGATACAACAAAAGATAATCCAATCCAATCATTCACAAAAATAATTCATTATTTAAGCGAACAATAAATTAAAACAATAGGTTATGAAAAAGTATGCACTATACATCGGAAGATGGCAGAATTGGCACAAAGGACATGAGTGGTTAATTAACCAACAATTACAAAACGGAAAAAATGTTTGGGTGGCAATTAGAGATGTTCCGCAAGATGAGAACAATCCTAAAACTGCACAACAAATTCTAAAAGAATTATCACACGAACCTTTTTTTGTAAACAATTTCGATAAGGTTTTGTTATCTATTATACCTGATATTGAATCAGTAAACTATGGTAGAGGTGTGGGTTACGATGTAATCTATCACGAACCACCTGCTGATGTAGCAGTAATTAGTGGAACTGCAATCAGAACAGGTCACATGACTCCTGATGGGACTATTACCTACGATGAAACAAAGGGATAATTTTTAAAAAAATAAAATTGATATACTTATATACATAGAAATAAGTTAATATATCAAATTTAGTTATGAAGAATTATAAAGAGTTTCCAAATTATGACCCAATAAATGACCTTTCTAAAGCACCAAAGGTTAGAAGTAAAAGAGGTATGGGTGCCAAACCCATATTAGAATGGGAAATTAGAGATGCACAAAAGAAAGCCCGTTCAGCGGCTGAAGCAGCAAGATTATTAGGAACATCATATAACACTTACAAAAAGTGGGCAAAGATATATGGTGTATTTGAAGATTTAAAAAATCCATCTGGGATTGGTATTCGTAAAACAAACCCAAATACAGGTGAGTTTCACAAATTGGATGATATCCTAGCCGGTCAATATCCAAACTATCCAATATGGAAGTTAAAAAGAAGGTTACTTCTAAACGGATATATGAAAGAGGAATGTTGTAATTGTGGATATTGTGAAAGAAGAATCACAGACCATAGAGTTCCACTTATTTTAGATTTCTTAGATGCCAATAGAAAAAATCATTCTTATGAGAATATGAGGATGTTATGTTTCAATTGTTACTTTCTAATAGTTGGAAACATTACAGGTCCTAAAAAAGAATATCTATATTAATTTGGCGAATTGGAAAAAAATTTGTATATTTGTATAAATTTAAACATTAAAAAAACAAAATTATGAGCAAGTATTTTGAAGTTACAGTTGGATTGGTAGTAGCTACTTTAAAGAGTGGTAAAGATAAAGTCCAAAAAGAAAGTTATTTAGTTGATGCTATGAGTGTTACTGAAGCAGAAGCTAAAGTAGTAAGCGATTTTGAGAAAGCAGGTGTTCAAATCGAATACAAAGTAATCTCAGCAAGAGAATCAAAAGTAATCAGAGTAATCTAATGCAAACTGAAATCAAAGTAGAAGAAGTTAAGCAAGTAGTATTCAAAAGAGTTCCACCAGGTGACAGATGGTCACCTGTTGGTAACCCTTCTGTTATTTTAGAAACATTAACGGAGGCATTGGAGTATCACTTTCAAAAAACAGGACAAACGGATTTTTTCCTCGCAGCAAGAGAAGGGACTGTATCTATAATTTCTACACAAGAAGTAGAGATTGAAAAACCAGTTCAAAAGTATTCTCTATACGGGGAGTATTAATAGGATTTATATGAAATCGGAAAGAGCTTATTTGAAAAAGTTAGCACAAAGAGAAATTGGTGAAGATGAATTCTACGAAAAGGAAAGAAAATTCACTAAGAAAAAAATGGTTGTTAAAAAACCAAAAAACATCAAAAAAGATAAATGGGATGAGAAAGAATATTAAAATTTGGCTTTGGAGATCATTGGGGATATTTTTTGTAGGTATGGCTTATGTAGGAGCAATAGTTCCTGGCGTTCCTATGACAACCTTTGCTATATTGGCTGCTTGGGCATTCGCTAAAAGTTCACCCGCATTAAATCATTGGTTACATACGCATCCAACATTCTCACCGCATTTAATTCGTTGGGAAGAGAAAAGTATTTATCCAACAAAAGTTAAATGGATTATGTTAGCTACTATGGTTGGTAGTTATACATTCCTTTTATTTACATTATGGCATAAACCAGCAGCACTAATTGGTATTGGGGCATTTATGTTATTTTGGTTGGTATGGGCTTGGAGATATCCAGGTTCGGAAGAAGAATATGAAAATAGAGTGAAAGAAGGTAAAAAAATTGGTTGGTTCAAATGATACTAATATCACATAGAGGAAATCTCAATGGTAAAATACCTGAGAAAGAAAATCATCCGGATTATATTGATGCTGCTATAAAAGCAGGATATGATGTTGAAATAGACCTTTGGGAAATAGATGGTGAATTATTTTTAGGACATGATGAACCACAATATCCAATTGATTTTGATTGGTTGGAAGATAGAAGTTCAGTATTGTGGATTCATTGTAAAAATGTTGAGGCATTAGTATCGTGTTCAGATGATGATTATTCATTAGCAATGCTAAACTACTTTTGGCATGAAGAAGATACTGCAACACTAACATCATTCAATTGGATATGGGCATATCCTGGCAAACAACCAATCAAAGGAAGTATAGCGGTAATGCCTGAATTAAACAATGATGATATATCGGAGGTAGCTGGAGTTTGTTCAGACTTCATCAAAAATTACAAAAAATAAGCTTTTTATTTTGGTTTTATATATATTATATAAGTTAAAACTTTATATATTATGAATGTAACCGAAAAAGTATCCAACATCATAAATAAATTGGAAAGAGCTGTATCCTATGAAGATTGGGGTGAAGTGGAAAAGTCTATAGATGAACTAACTTACTTATATGAGGAGTTGGAATCATCTTTTCCAATAGATGATTGGGATGACGATATAGAATAATGGCTATATATTAGCTTTTTTTATCATATTTGGGAAAATAATTGAAAAAAGATTTGGAAATATGGAAATCTTTCCAGATCTTTACTAAGTAATTAAAGATAACCCCTATATGAACAAATTCAACAAATACGGAAATTCCTCCTTTTGGATGGATAAATTTGATAACGATATCGACTACGAATTGTTATCTGATAAGGAAAAGGGAACTAAAGACCTTTACAAATTGGCCGGTAAAAAGAGGGCCATTTCTAACTTCGTTTCAATTGTAACTTCAAAACAAATCCCAGTTAAATTCGCCGTTAATGGTGAATCTTATACTGATGGTGAGACTGTAACTATTTCATCTAAAATCGAAAATCCTTCTGATTTCGATACTACGGTTGGATTAGCACTTCACGAGGGTTCTCACATTAAACTTTCAGATTTTCAATTCCTAAGAGATTTAGATACTCACATTCGTGCATTATCTAACTATTCTGAATTAGAACAAATCGCTAATAGATGTAAAGGAATTCACATTTATTCAGTATTGAAAGATGTTCTGAATTGGGTTGAAGATAGACGTATTGATAACTTTGTTTACAAATCAGCACCGGGCTATAGAGATTATTATGTTTCTCTTTACGATACCTACTTCAATGATAAGATTATTGATAAGGCATTGAAATCTGATGAATATACGGATGAGACAATCGAATCTTATATGTTCCGATTGATTAACTTACATTCCAAATTTACTTCCCTTAACGCTCTTAAAGGATTGAGAGAAATTTACTCAATAACCAATTTACAAAATATCAGTAGATTGAAATCCACCAAAGATGCCTTTGTGGTAGCAGCTGATATATTCACTGTTATTATGAAAGCTATCGATTTGAATCCTGAAAATCACAAACCGAATCAAAATGGACAACCTCAATCAGGTGAAGGTGATGGGCAATCAAATGGTGAAGGTTCTGAAGGTGAAGGTTCTGGTCAATCAAATGGTAACGAATCCGAATCAGATGAATCAAATGAAACCAATGGTAAATCACCTATGAGTGGTGATATGGATTCAGATGGTGATGGCAATGGTATGGATACTGATATGGAAGCTAGTGGTGATGGTAAAGAAAGCACTTCACCATCTAAAGGTTCTGATAAGACATCCGATAGTTCATTATCAGGCAGACAAAAACAAATGCTTGATAAGAAGATTCAAAAGCAAAAAGATTTTATAAGAGGTAATATCAAAAAAGCCAAAATCACAAAAACAAATGCCAGAACCATTGAGGTTATTGATACGGCGGATGCTGAAATAAAAAGTGTTGGTTCGGAATTTGTTAGACATGGTAACTCAAATAGAAGAGTTGATTGTATCCTCGTTAAAAAAATGACTAGGGAACTTATGATGGACCATTCATTTCCTTTGGCTTATAGTGGTTATAATCACAACTCTAAAAAAGTAGAATTGCATAATCAATGTGAAGCATCGATTATCGAAGGAATTCGCTTGGGAACTATCTTAGGTAAAAAATTACAAACTCGTTCTGAAAGTAGAGATACTGTTTTCAATCGCCAATTAATTGGTAAGATTGATAAGAGAATGATTTCAGCATTAGGATTTGGTAATGAGCATGTTTTCTACACTAAGGAAACTGATAAATACAATAAGGCTAACTTACACATCTCAATTGATGCGAGTGGTTCTATGGGAGGAACTAAGTGGGCCAAAACAATGATTAATGTGGTAGCATTGGCCAAAGCAGTTGATATGATTACCAACTTGGATATCCAAATCACTTTCAGAACCACATCCAATGAAGTTCCTTATGTTGTGGTAGCATACGATAGTAGAAGAGATAAATTTGTAAAAGTTAAAAGCTTGTTCAAATACTTAAGACCGGGTGGAACTACGCCAGAAGGTTTGTGTTTTGAGGCACTTATGAAATACATGGTGGGAGCAAATACAAATGTAGATTCTTACTTCGTAAATATATCAGATGGTGAACCCTACTTTTATAGTAGAGATATTGAATATGTTGGTAGTGATGCTGCCAGACACACCCGAAAAATGGTTGAAAAGCTCAAAGGATTGGGCATTAAAATCCTTTCATATTATGTTACTGACCAATCATCTATAGACCCTCAATCTTATAGTGGTAAGATATTTACCGAATGTTACGGAAATGCATCAAATTTCATCAATGTAACCAACGTAAACGATGTAAGTAAGACTATGAACCGATTATTTCTTCAAAAATAACCTGAAAAAGATTTGGAAATTTGCCAAAGTTTCCAGATCTTTACTATGTAATAAAAAGATAAGAAACTAAATAATTTAAACCCCTTGTTATGAAAAAAGTAAAAGAATTCTCTGGTCAAATTTTCAAAGTTGAAATGGTTGGAAATCGTTTCAATATGGTTTCAACTGCTGGAACAAATGTAGGCTCACTTGGTGTTAATACTGGCACCCGAAAAAAAGCTTACCAAAGTGGACAGGCTTTGAAACAAATCAAAACCAAATCCGGCTCTCTTATGTATCGATTAGTAGATATGAAAGAGTATTCTGATTTAGTTGCTCCGTTAAAAACAAACGCTGAAGTTAATTCTGAAGCACCAACTAAGCATGAAGATATTAAAAACTTCATCCACAACGATTCGGTTTCTCTAAAGCCTGAATCAATTGTTATGACTGATTTGAAATGGAAATACCTAATCCGTTCAGCAGTTAGAGCTAAAAACATTATGATGACTGGACCTGCTGGATGTGGTAAAACTATGGCAGCTAAATCATTGGTTAAGGCTCTTAATCGTCCTGATTTTTACTTCAACTTAGGAGCAACGCAGGATGCCAGAGCAACCTTAATTGGTAACACTCACTTTGATTCTAAGAAAGGAACTTTCTTCGCTGAATCGGCATTCGTTAAAGCAATCACAACTGAAAACGCTGTGGTTCTATTGGATGAGTTGAGTAGAGCACACCCTGATGCTTGGAACATCTTAATGACTGTGTTGGATGGTGGACAACGTTACTTACGCTTGGATGAAGCTGAAGGCTCTCCAATTGTAAATGTAGCATCAGGCGTTACCTTTATCGCTACGGCTAACATTGGTAACGAATATACATCGACTAGAGTATTGGATAGAGCAATCTTAGACCGTTTCACAACTATTGAAATGGATGTTCTAACCGATGTTCAGGAATTCGAATTGTTAAAGTATATGTTCCCTGAGGTTGATGAATATGATTTGAAAGCAGTAGCTGAAATCGCTCACCACACTCGTGAAGTGAGTAGAGGTGAAAGTGGTAAACTTACCAATATGGTTTCAACTCGTGCTAGTGTAGAAACTGCGGGATTGATTTACGATGGCTTCTCACTTACTGAAGCAGCTGAAATCTCAATGTATCCATTCTTCTCAAATGATGGTGGTGTGGATAGTGAACGAACTTACATCACTCAGTTAGTTCAGAAATATGTAAAGACTGATTCAGATGAGAATCTCTTTACTAAACCTGAAGAAGCTGAAGGTGATACTGTAATTCAATGGTAATTTCGGGGGTTATTACCATTGGGGTGGGGGATTAATTTCCCCTACCTTTTTTTATTAAAAATATTAAATTAAAAATAAATGTTATGAGTATAAAACAAACTCAAGATTGGATGGAGAGGCTTGTTAAAAATTACAAACTGCCGGAAGAAAATCCAAAACAAAAGAAAGAACCTGTTAAGTTATTAAAAGAATCTCAGTTAAAGATTATTATGAACAGAGATAAACCTAATAACATTAAAAAATAATAACTAAAAAATCCCCAAATGAGTTACAACAAATATAGATGGTGGACTAAAGGTAGACCAAATAAACCACTCCCATCAGATGCTCCACTATTACTAAAGATTCGAAATGGTGACTTTGATTATTCTTATATGTTTAGTGAAGCTAAAAGTGTTAAACTATCAGCAGAAGAGGCTTATCTTCAGGCTTATAATAACTATGGTGGAACTGATGAAAAGAATCGTAAAGAGGCTGCATTGGAAGCGGGAAGGATGAAACGTATCAAATCCATTAAATTAGAATTAGAAGCTTTTAGAGATGAGGAAATGATATTGTGGAGATTGAGAAATGAACTTAAAAAAGAATTTGAAAAAGATTTGTGGGATAAAGCTATGGAGAGACAGAGGGGTAAGGGAACTTTGGAGGACTTGTATATGTGGTATAAAAAGCAGGTAAAGCAAGGGACAACCAATTCAGAATTTGATATTAAATATCAAAGACCTAATACTAAAGGATTGGAATATCTGTTTTAAGATATTTATTCTAAAGAACTAATGTATGGAAAATGTGATTAAATTGGAATCGGTAAATCTTTGGGCTGGGAAGCTCGGGGTTTTATCATGTGATGAAAATGGCAATCCGATAGAAACCGAAATCAGATTGTATGAAACTATGCCAAGTGATTGGTTTCAAAATTTATCGGTTGAAGATAAAGAAAAAATATCAAATATTATTAACACTAAATAAAAGATGGAAATTGTAAAAAGTAGATATGGGTTAGATAGGTCTATTGAAAAATTAGACCACCAAACATTTAGAGTTATTGGGGAATCCACTTTTGGTAGAATATCTCCAAAAGAAAATGGTGGATTGAATATGTATGATTTTGAAGGAGGGCCTTCTTACTTTGTTGGTAATAAAATAAAATATGCGGGTTTGAATTGGGAAATTACATCCATCGAAACCGCAGGTATAGAAAATAATAAATTATCTGGTTGTATTTTAAAAGTAAAGCCGGTTTATTAAAATGAACGAAGCTAGAAAAATATTAGAGTTTGAAATATCTCATAACGAACTTGCGGGTTTTATGGAGAATAGTAGACCTTTAATAGTAAACGAAATTATTACAGCTGCTGAAGAGATGCTGTATAATGAAGTTGATGTAGCTACTGTGTGTAAGATAAGAGTTAAAAAGGGTAAAAGTAAAACTATATTACATTGTAGGCTTACGATTGGTGATGTTATGAATGATATTGATTCTTTATTAGAATGGACTGTTGAAAATGAAGAGTATGAATTATCACATCGTATTAAATTATTAATGGATTATATTAAAGAAAATGACATCAGAAGAAAAACGAAAGAAAGATTTAGAAGCTATGAAGCTTTCGAAAGCACCGAAGAGAGTTCAACCTGACCCTTATAATACTCACAAAACTCTATTTAATCCATCTAATGGTGATTTATACATAACAATCACCGATAAGCATGGTAGAATCCGCAGGCAAGTAATAAATCTATTGGGAGATTAATTTATTTGGTTATATCAAATAAATGTTGTATATTTGTATTATGAATCTATTATTAGGAATGCTTTATGGGCTAGTGGCTCAAATTATTACCTTTCTACAATTGCAGGGTAATATCAAATGGGGATGGTATGAAAAATATCCCATAATGACTTTATTAACAGGTGTTCCTATGGCATACCTATTTATAAAATCGGTAGAATATTTTGTATTAGCATTTGATGGACAGATATGGCCAAGCAGATTAATAGGATTTGCTATTGGTATTATAGTTTTTGCTAGTATGAGTTATTTTATATTTAAAGAACCAATTACCACAAAGACTTTGGTTTGCCTGATTTTGAGTGTTGGTATATTGGGCATACAAATATTTTGGAAATAAAAATTAAAAATGAAAAAAGAAAAAATAAGATTATATTTGGATGATGTTAGAACTCCAAAAGATGCGGATTGGAAAGTGGTAAGGAGTTACGATGAATTAGTAGCTCATATTAAAATGAATGGGTTGGAGAATTATGAAGTTATTTCATTAGACCACGATTTGGGTGATACTGCTATGAATGAATACTACAATAATGTTCATCCAAACTATACATTGGATTATAATAACATAACTGAAAAGACTGGATTGGATTGTGCTAAATTTTTGGTAGCAGAAAGTATGAATACAAAAATACCACTACCACAAATTTATGTTCATTCAGCAAATCCAATTGGTTCGGCTAATATAATGGGTTATGTGAATAATTACTTTATGAATTGCCGATTACCACAAACTTGTGTAAGAGTAAAAATTGAGCACACAATTTAAAATTAAAATATATGATTTGGTTTATCATTGGATTTAGTATTACAACAATTTGGATTGCATACGAAATGTGGAGAGCACCTTTATTGGAAGAAACTGAAAATGGTAGATTTATAACAAAGAGACCAACAAAAAAGTTATCCGATTTATTCAAAAAGAAAACTTTGAGTAGTTCTGCCGGAACATACAAAGAATTGGAAAAATTAGGAAGAGGACGTTCAAAGTATTAATTATGAAAATAGAAGCAGGGGATTCATTTTTTGAAAGTATAGAAAGATTAGTTTGGTATGATACTAAACTATGGAAGGCATGGGAATTTATTAGAAGAGGATTGCCAAACTTTTTCAAAAACATTTGGAGATTCAGAAAAGAATTATATAACCATCAATGGTGGGATTACCATTTTACATTAGAGATGCTATATCGTTCTTTGAGTATTATGGAGAAGGGAATGAGTGAGAAAGGAATAGAAGTTGCTGAGACCCGAAATGTAAAATTAATAAAGATGCGTAGAGCATTGGAATTGATTAAGCATAAATTGGATGATGATTATGTTAAAAGAGCAGAAGAGCAAGTGGGCCCTATGAGCTACAATCCAATTAGATTTGAACCTGTAGAAGGTAAAGAAGGATTATTTTCATTGGTAGATGATGATACACCTGCAGAGAAGAAGCAAAATCTTAAAGTATTTAAGAGAGCTAGAGATATAGAAAAGAGAGAGTGGAATGAATTATGGGATATTTTCAAAGGAACTAAATTATCCAAAAATTGGGAAGATTATGATGGTTCTGATATGAGAGGTTGGTGGGATTAAAACTTAAATTATGACAACAAACGAATTTAATAAAAAGTATAAAGATTATTTAGAAGAAGGACATTATGGGTTGGATATAAACATCCCATCCGTAATAGAATATTTAGATAGTATATTTGATAAAGGATTGGTAAATATTCCTGGTTTTAAATACCACCAAATCAAACTAAAATTCAATATGGCTAGATTTTATTTTGATACTGATTTACCTAATAAATTGGAAGTAGTAATTTCCAATGGAATTGAAGAGCAAATAAATAGATTAGTAAAAGAATACGATCAATTAAAAGAAAAATAAAAATGGAAGCACAATTAGTAGTATTTGCAGTTATATTTATAAGCCTGATACCCATAGCATGGTTATGGGTGAGGGGTATTGATTATATGCATAAAAATCATCCTGATTACAAAGGTGATGATTTATTTGGGATATATGATGAGGAAACAACCCATACAAATGGGAAACATTAAAAATTAAAAAAAGATTTATGATTATTAGAAACAAAGTAGGTAAGCTGAAATTCAATATTATTTTTAGATACCAAGGTGATGGAATTGATAAAGATTCTGTTTATGAAAAAACAAAATGGAAAGAAAAGAAGTTAGGTATATGGTGGAAACGATATACTGCAGTTGGTGAACGAAAAAACAATCCAGGTATAATGTTTGGTATGAATTTAATTTGGGCAAACTTATGGTTTGACATCTCATATGGAGTTAAAACGTTTAATACAAAAGAAAAATAAAAACTATGTTACCATTAAAAGAAGCTATTCAAGAAAAGCACACACAGGCAGAAAGAATGCCGTTCAATGCTAAAATGTTTAGAGGTGAGTTGAGTAAGAAAGAGTATTTATTCTATCTACATCAGCAAGCATCAATCTTTCAATGTATAGAGGAACATAAGATTCCACAAATGCACCCTGATTTAAAAAGATTGGAAAGAGTATTTGCTGATATTCAAGAACTTCAGAAAGAGGTAAGTGATAAATTCCCATCATTAGAATCAACCAAAAAATATGGTATGTATTTGGAATCATTAACCGATGATAGGATACTTGCTCATATTTATTTGAACTACTTAGCCCTAATGTTTGGTGGACAAATGATGAAATCAAAAGTTCCAGGTAGTGGTAAGATGTATGAGTTTGAAAATCAAATGGAATTAATTGGTAGTGTTAGAGCATTCCAAAAAGATGAGATGGGAGATGAAGCAAATAAAGCATTAGATTACAATATAGCAATACTAGATGAATTACAAAGAGTATCTGAATCATTTAGCAACTAAATTAAAAGGTATGGTAGAGTTGGCACCTGGCTGCCAACCACTACATACTGATGATTATGGTTGGGAGAATCACCGATATGAAGCTAAGCATTTTCGTTTAGCTCATGTTGAAAGATATGCCGATGGTAAGATTGAAGTGTTACACTTCACTACGTTTCCACATAGGTGGTCTCCTGAACCGATATTTGGATTTGATGTGATATGCACAGGTAAAATAGTTACCGGCGCCTACATGGATTTAAGCCCCATTATAGCCACCTATCCGTTTGATGATGGTATAGACTTTAGGGAAAGAAAGAAGATTCCTGAGTGGGCTACTGTATTCTCTGATAGGTTTATTATGTTAAAGCCCGAATCTGATGAAGAATTCATTCGTTTTTGTGATTGGGTGGTAGATAAATACGATTGGTATCTTAATTCCCTACTTTGGTTAGAGAAGAAAACCGATGATATCGATGTTGTAATCAGTAAGCAAAATACTTATTGTCAGGTACAAGCATCAAATCCACGAACCTATTCGGCACTAAAAGCTTTAATAGGAGCAGAGGAAGCACAATATTTTATGAAAAACATTTTATTCCCACAAATTGAAGCATAAGATAATATATTTAGATAGTGGTTCATCGATGGAAGATTGGGTTGAAGAAAACAAAGACCTAATACTAAATTCATTGTATGATGAACTATCTGATTTTATGGATAGTAAAGATGATTTAAAACTAATTTTAAAATTAATAATTAAATCGAAAGGACATAGTAGATTATCAGAATTCAATGCATTGGCATTTGAGTTTATGTTAGTTAGAGAAGAACTTGCCGAAACTATAGATGGTATGTTAAGGCATTTTGAATCAATTGAAGAATATGAGAAATGTGCTGAATTGGTTAAATTAAAAAAACGATACGAAGAATCTTTGAAAAAGCCAATTAAAAAAGCTAGAAAAACTAAAGTATTGGACAAAAAATAATAACTTAGTTATGCGGGATTTATTAATTTTTTTTGGAGAATATAGAAACTTTGATGTTATTATTCCCCAATTAAAAAATTTGGATAAATTTGATATAGTTTTTTCAACCTGGAATTTTACAAAGGAATTTTCTTATGTTGATAAATGTCCAGAAAAGTATTTCCAAAAGGATATATCTGAAGAGAATATACTAAAATATATACCATCAGCTAAAGTAATTATTTCTAAAAGAGAAGATAAGTATTTTAATAATACTACAAATATGATATATCATTGGAAAACTGCTATATCAGAAATTGATGATGATAAATATCGTAGAGTGTTTTTACATAGATGTGATATGATTTCCACATTTGATATCATGCTAGATGAGAATTTTGAAGAGGATACTATATATTTACAATCCGAAGGAATTGATACCAATGGATTATTTATAAATGATTATCTATTCGCAGGTAACTTTAACATTATGAAACATTTTATTAATTCATTTGATTTAGATGAATCTTATGTTAATCATTATTCTATTGGTGAAGTAATAACTAAAATGAATTTTTCATATAAAGATATTAGAACATTGAATAATGTAGTAAAATATGAATTAGCTAGATATGATCATAGAATGATACTTGAACAATTAAATAAAGAAAATATGTTTTTCTTTGATTTAAGTAAAACAAATGAGGCATATATTAATTATATGAAAATATTTAACAAAAATTAATAAAATTATATTTGTATATACTTATATAATGTAAGTTCTTTAACATATGGGGGTGCCTGGTTTTGACAGGTGCGATGAGTTGGTAAGTTGCAAGTCGGGTTAGATGGAAATCCGTAAATACCTATCGAACAATAAATGACGTAGAATTATCTACAATGACCTTCGAAGATGCTATGGCATTCGTTGGTGCTGATTACGCTCTAGCAGCCTAATCCCTCCCGCACACATCGTGGGACTTTAAATAGAATGTGTACAAAGGTGGATACCAATTGAACCCGAAATCGAATTGGAAACATTAATGATAATGAATGTATAAATCTTTATCTATTTTGTTAGTTAAGAAAAACTAACTAAGCTTGTGAATGAGGTTTATTAAATCCGTATTTGGACAAGGGTTCGACTCCCTTCACCTCCACTAAAAAAATTTAAAAAAAGATTTGGAAATATGAAAAACTTTCCCGATCTTTGTATAAGTTATTTGAAATTATATCGCGAGGTAGTAGCAGTGGTAGCTCGTTAGGCTCATAACCTAAAGGTCGGAGGTTCGAATCCTTCCCTCGCAACAAAAAATTAAAAAATTTGTAAATATATTTGGAAATATGAAAATATTTTCGGATCTTTACAAAGTTATTAAGGTTGAAGCCAGCAACTAATAAAACCGATTGCGTGACGCCCAGTCATAGGTTTACTTATGACACGCTAAAAAGCCGGATACCTTAATAACATTTAAAAAAAGATTTGGAATTGTGAAAATTATTTCGTATCTTTATAAAAATCGCACTACCGATTCAAATGTGAGAGTAGTATAAACGGAGTATCCTTAACAGGGCATAAGTTTGATTCACATTTAAAAAAATAAAAAATATTTGTAAAAATATTAGGAATTTCGAAAAAAGTTTCGTATCTTTACAAAAGTAAATCAGAAGCAAGTTCTGAAAAGTTCTTTAAAATATTGAAATAATTCTATATAGTAACCTTGAGTTACATAATAGAGTGGCCGCTTATGGTCGTTAAATAAACTACGAAAGTAGGATAAAGTGAGATGTTTGGTTAAGCATCTTGCGGCTTCAAAACCTTTGGAGCTCGAGTAAGCAAGTGAGATATCATTCTGACTTTGTAGGTGGGGGTAACACTATCATCGAAGAGCCGGAATGACTGAGGAATTGTAGATTCTTTGGTTGAGGTGGGAACACCAATAAGAATAACTCATAGAATTAATGTAAGAAATATGAACTTAATCCCTTCATACTATTGCGTGATTCAATACAAAAGTGGTCTTAACATCAAGCTATACGAAAGGTAGTAAGATAAGACTGTAAACGCGTGGTGGCGTTGCTATCCTTTAGTTTGGGGCACCAACCCCTTCTAATGAAGATGACTTGAAGTATGGTGTTAGGGATAACACATCGGGTAGTTTGGTATTTCGTTGTTCAAAAGATAACGAAGCCTATGGTGAACCACTACCTGAATCCATCTACGAACCAAAACTTTATTTTTACTTCGGTGTAAAAACTTATAAATAAACATAAAGCAAGAGTGTTCATCAGTTGTGACCGAAAGGTGCATACATAGTTGGGAGATGTTCCCAGCCACAAACGCTCGCAAGGCGGATGTGATATCTACGAAAAGCTTATAGACCCGCAAGGTTGAATCAGTTCGGCAGGATTGAATAAGGGGAGTAATAGGTGAGTAAGTTACAACTTAAAGAGTGGTTAATCTTAAATAACCTGCATTGAATCGGTACATCTCAAAAGGATGTGGAAACGAAAGGAAACAATAATCTTTCTAAAGCTGGTTTACGATACGGAGTATTCTCATCCTTATTTTTATAAGCGGTATTGGTGTAATAGTAGCACATCACACATTCCAGTGTGGAGGAGGGGGAGCAAAACCTTCGCACCGCTCATCGTAGTCTGTTTAACATTGAGTTCGCATTAATGAGAGCAAGTTAGTTTGAGACTTAAAATTGAAACTTAAAAGTAGTAGGTTAGTGTGGTTTAGATTGGATTTCACCAAAGTTGTAAAAGACTTAAAGTAAAGTAATCAAATACGAAATAGTATTATTGGGTTTCGGTTAGCGCTCGGAAAGTTCCCCTCCAACTTGAAAAACTTTCCACACCTGCGGTTCGAAGTG